TATAATTGATAATATTTCTTCCCTCTTTTGAACTATGTTCCGCTATGATATACCCATCGTTTATTGTATTGAATCCTATCTGTTTTTTTAAGATAAGCTTTCCTTCTTGATTGTAATATCCGATTGTCGCCCAAAAAAAACAATTATAATCGGCGTTAAATATCCCATTCTTATTTATGATTCTTATTCTCTTCTCGGTATTAGACCAATAGATGAAAGAATTGCCTTTCTCATCATTGTAGATATATGCGGTATAAGCCTGTGTGCCTTTCAGCTCATCGGCTTTAAACTCCGTTGTTTTCCAACTCTGGGCAAAGAGCTGAACTGATGCAAGCAGCATCATGCAAACAAAAATAACTTTCTTCATACTCGTATCTCCTATATTAATTTATATATTGTTTTATATCGCTCAATAATGCGCTCTGCGGCGTTATCTTTTCCTTGCTTGGTATATACTAAGGCAAGGCGAAGATACCCCGTTCTACGCAAGCAACCGAGGTACATCAGCCGCTCGTAGCAATATGATGCCCTGCTAAGTATTCCTTCTTTAAGATAGCATCGAGCCATTGTTGTCAGCTCCTTTGGTGATGCGTTATAAATCTGTCTCATGTTTCTAAGATTTGGTCAGATTGCAAAGATAGCAAAAAATTGATTAATATCATATTATATATCATATTTTATATAAAATTATCTTTAATTTACTATTTAAGCCTAAAAGAATATTAAATACTAATAGAAAATTAATAGAAAATTTGTCTATCTGAAAAGAAAATATTAATTTTGCGGTATAAAAATTAATAATAGCAATTAATTATAGGAGATACGACAATGATGACAAAGCAAGAAGAAATTAAGCATCTTATGGCTTTAATGGGTAAGGGTTGCGGTGATACATACTTTAACCAATTCTTTAGCATCTGTGACATAAAACAGATGATACAGAATATTAAAGATGATTTTGCTATCGAGATGGGTTGTTCATTTGTTAAAAAGGCAGAGGTGCTTGAAAAGAAGTTGCTTGAAGAGCAGAAAGCTCACGACCAGGATATGCTTGACTTCGTTGAAGAGATGCTTGTAACAGAAGCACAGGGTGGCAATTCACTCAATATTGCGATGAAGAAAATCGGAATGGATAACACCATTAAGATTAAGCGCAAGAATAAGATTGCACTCAGCGAAGAGGAAATTGATTACTTGGTTTCAAAACTGGATTAAATTTAAATTATAGGAGATACAACAATGGAGACAATTAAAACTTTTATTCCATCAGAGTCAGTTGTGGCTTTTGAGAAATTCGCAAAAAAGACACAGAAGAACGTCGAAGGCTTTACCTATTCGGTAGGTAAGCCTTATGAGAAGCTTTTCCGTCATCCTGTCATTGAAGAAAACGGAATGGCTGGTCGTTGTATCAAGGTTTTTCACGAGGTCTGCGACCTTGTTATCAATATGCCCGAAGAGAGCGACTGGAGATTGCTTGCAACTTATAAGGATGGCGCATTTATGCCAACCGACCCAAGCAAGGAGCTTATCTTTAAAAACCCTGAACATGGTATTGATTACGGCAAGTGTGACTACTGCGGTCATTGGTGTAAGAATGCTTATGTAATCGAAAACGTAAAGACAGGTGAGGAATTACAGATTGGCTGCGAATGCGTAAAGAAATTTGGCTTAGGTCGCTTCGATTACCTTTCTGATTTTACCCGAAAGCTCTATAAACTGTACGACTACCGAATTAATTACGCTACCGATGAGGAATATGGTGACGTACTTCTCTGGCGAGGTGGCAAGGATGTGAGCTATAAAGATGCTATCGTTAAGGCTGACCTTATCATGGCAGCTAAGGCTCAATACAACATTTGCCCTATTTATAAAAAAGGCAGAAAGCAGGGTGTTTCTTATTTCCGCTCAGAAACCTTGGAAGGAATCGATACAATTTTGAATAGCAAGAATTTCAAGGTTAACAACGCTTATGTAGAAGCCGTTTGTGAGTTCGGAAAGAAAATCGAGCCACAGTCCGAGTTCGAGAAAGAAATGGTCAGAGTAGCGAATGATTTCTATTGTTATAAAGATGAAGAGGTTCATGCTTTCTTCCTTGTCAAGGCTTATGAGGATAGCTTGAAAACAGGACTGAATATAGAGAAAGGAAATCAGGTCAAGGTCTGCGGAAAGGTAGTTCAGAGACGCTTCGAGGAATCCTACTACGGCGTAATGGAAATCAATACCATTCTTACGGATAAAGGCGTAGAATGCGAGCGTTATGGCAAGATACCTACAACCGAAGAAAATGGCATCAAGCGCACCGAGTTTTACGCACTTGTCAAAGGAATCTTCAAAGGTAAGGTAAGTTTGGATAGAGCAACCAAGAATCCAAAGAAAGGTATTGAGGTCGTTGAAATCTAAAGGAGAAATGATTATGAATAAGTTTTTGGAATTGAAAATGAAGCAATCGAAAGAGTTTCGCAAACTTCCTATGAAGGTAGCTTTTGGCAAAAAGCAGTTTGAAGAAATAATGAAACAATGGGGATTTACGACCAGCAAAGAGGATATTGCTAAGGTCAGTATGCTTGTTTCTGGTTGCTATTGTCTGGTAGAAGATAAACCTCTTTTCGATGAGTATTTTGAGCGAACCGAGAAGGAAATTACAGATTTTCTAAAGGATGACGACAACTTAAAAACGGCTCTGAAATACGAGTTCGCTAACCATGAATGCGGATATACTGATACACCGCAGGATGCACTACCTCCGCTCTTTATCACTCGTGTTGATTTAAAAACAGACGAAAGGCTGAAAAGGGTATTCAATGAGGCTTGGATTGAATTTTTAAACGAAGATGTAATGTAAAAAAGATAAAATTATGGCAAAGTTTATTGAGGTAAAATATAAAGGGTATTGTACCCTTGTTAATATAGATAAAATCGCTTACGTTGAACCTTCACGAAATGAGGATATAACAACATCTATAAAGCTTAATTGCAAGACCACACCAACGGGCGGTCAAGTTATTCTCTGCGAAGATGATTACCACACATTCTTGGAGAGATTAAAAAACCTTGTTATCGTTGATAAAGCTGAGTAAGATATGAGAGCATTTGACGTACTTTTAGCCTTGCATCGCTTAGATATGCGACAGGGCAAGGATTATCTTGAAGCTCCTGAAAAGAACGGTTTGGTGCTGAATGTAATAGAAGGTAAGCTAAAACGGAATCATTGGTATTGGTGTGATTTCCATAAGCAGCCAATGCTCGGCGAACCTTCGGTTATCCTCATTCTTGGCGGTGGGGATATTCAATATCTTTATGAAGTAGAAAAATAAAAACAACAGAATATACAATCGTTAGATGTAGGAGGTAAATTATGGCTCGTTTCGCTCTCAGAAATCAGGAGAAGATAAAGCAAGCATTCGGGGAAGAAAGGTTGAATGAACTTCTGAAAGCATTGAAGCAATATTCTGCTAAGTACCCGAAATGGACGTTGAACGAAATTATTAGAGACGGCAATCCTTATCCCACTTTTGTGATTGATAAGGTAGCCGTATTATACGTTACTTACCTTGTGTATGATGTCTATCATGTTGCTTTAAAGGAGTTCTTATAAACAAAAAACACCGCCCTCGGAGATACGAATAAGGGCGATGCTGAATGTAAATAATTGTTTTGTTTAACGTTGTGGGTATATAGGAGATACATACCTATAACAACAATAATGCAAAAGTAATGAAAAATATTTGGATAGCTCAATATTTCTTCGTATTTTTGCGAATTATTAACAATAGAAAAGGAGATATGGCTATGAGTAAGGAAGATTTAATTAAGCACTGCCGATACTATAGAGGTGGAGAAAACCCAAATACCAACGAAAATATGGCTTGGTTTTGGGATATGGAAAGAGTGTATGTTAATAGCGAAGGAAAGTTTAAAGGTGAGGAAGAATATTATAAGAAAATCAATGGTAAGGAATATAAGGGGATTCCACATACATTGCTTATTATAATGTTCACTTCCTGGGCTAAAGCAGCCTACAATATTAAGGAAGAGATAGATAGTTTCTATAAGCTGATAGACGAATACCTCTTTATCCCAAACGACCATTTCCCAGAGGATAAAATCCCAAACGAACTATAACGAAAAAAGGTGCGCCGTAATGGTACACCTTTTTTTATTTAATATCCGATATTGCTATCCTTTACATAAGATAAATCTCTTATTTCTTGTCCTATAACCTCGCAGTCTATGTAGGTCTTTCCATCTTCTTCATAAACCTTTGTTATTCGCATTCGTGTTCCTCTCTGAAAGAGTGTTTCGTGCTCGGAACTATATGTAGAGAAACGACTTACTCCATCCCAACTTCTTTTATCACCACAACCGAAAGCAGAGAAAGGTTCTACGTAAGCAGCCTTTGTTCCTTTTGGTGCATATATGTTCATAATAACGCTTCGAGTATTGAAGCCTTTTCCTTTTCGGCTACCAGTTGACATAAAACCACCTTCTTGCATTTCCATTCCAACAAGGTCTTGAAGGTTATTTGGCATAGAACCGCCAGCGAACTTAATTCGTGATTCAATAACTTTCATTCCATCATCACCTCTTGTAAACCACATATCGGTAGGAAGTTCGTTCTTTTCTATATAGCTTGTTATATTATTAACCTTCTCTATAAATCTTTCCTTCGTTTGGTAATTATCATATTTTCTTCCTTGTAATGGTTCATTTACATCGCAATAATGATGAGTGTATTCGTATGTGAAATCTTTTTCTTTTTCTGTTGCTGCTATCCATTGTTTGGATGCAGTATCTATGAGGGTTTTATCTGCTTTTGCACCATTACCCTTATCCCATACTGCGGCATCTTTCCTTGATTGAGAGAATCGGTCTGTATCAAATACAACATTCTTCGCATTTCGTTTTGCTTTCGCATTAATAAGCGTTTCTTTCTTTTGCTTAGCTTCATAAAGCAACTGCTCAGCAAGGGTCTTATCTTTTGCAAGCATAGCATGTTCAAGGTCATAGATAAGCTTATGATATATCTTGCTCTGTGTCTTATAACCCTTTACATCGCCGTAGGCTTTATTGATATTTATCCAATCAATTGCCGTATTTACCTCATCAAGCTTTTTGAAATATGCTGCTTGCGATACCTTCCATGTAGCATACTTCTGTTGAACCCCGTGCATATTTCCACCAAGGAAATTAACTGCCTCAAATTGCAATTTGCTAGCTTGCTTTTCAAGCGTCAAGCTTTGCCATTGAGCCAACTTCGCTTCTACGGCATCATATACTCCGTGCAATTCCTGTGACGTGAACTGCTTATGCCACTTATTGACATCAGGGATGAGAGCAGAAAGCGATTGCTCATCCTTTTTGATGGCAAAAATGGTGTTTGCGAGTGTTTTTGCTTCTTTCCTAGCCAATGTATAGTCAGCAGATTTTAATGCGCTTAGAATGGAAGAAATATCGGTCTCTCCGTAATTAGCAGCCACCTTCATAACATTCATAGCAACCTTGCGGTCAGTCCATGCAAGTTTGGTTTGATAACCTCGCTTGAATCTATCAAACAAAGAAGCTATTTCAGAAGCACTCTTTTTGTCCTTGATTGCGTAGCGGATAGCATAGTAACGTTCAAAGAGGTCTTGGCTCTTTATATCTGTAACAGATTTGCTTCCGAGCAGATTATGGACCAAGCCATTGTAATAGTCACGTCTATGCTTATCCCATCGGCTCTGTATCTTATCTATCTGCTCTTTAGTTCTAAGGGCGTGACGTTCCTTTGCTTTCGCAAGTATAAGGTCCCTAGAAGAAACCGCCTTTAACCCCAATTTATTGCGGTCTGACTGGCTTAAAAGGTGTGCCCAATACTTTGTATTATCTTGTAAATGCCAAGCCAATTTACCCCTCATTCCTGCCTTCACGATAGCTTCGGAGTTATCCTTGATGTACTGATTGTACTTTTCGGGCATGGTGAGCACGGCAAAAGGGGATACGTAGTTGCTCATATCCTCGCCAGCCATCAAGCGTTTATAAAACTCCTTCTTCTCCTCGCCTTGTATGGTGATAGGGTCTGAGGTGCAGATACAGTTCGAATGCCAACTTCGCCAATCGAAATCTTTCGGATAGCGACCTTCAAGGTCGTTGCATATATCATCAATATTGTGCTGTGGAGACACATGAATATACTGACCGATAACGAACGGCTCGTTCTGCCATCGTTCATTTCTTGCCTTATGATATGCTGAATTTATTTCCGTTCTTGCTACTCTGAGAGCATTCTTTCTTGCTGAGCGGTAAACACCCATGCCTACCTTCTCCAATGGCTCTTCAATGAAGCGTACCTTGCCGTCTATGATTCTACGTCTGCGCCAAGTCACCACATCTTTCTTCTTTCCGTTCTTCTGAACCTTGATGGTATGATAACGGCGATACATCATATCTGGGTCGTTGAGGTATCTGCGAATGCTTTTGCCTATTTCCTCTGCTGATGAGCCTTGTTTAATTCCGTCCGCAATGGTATTACTCATAGCCATTTCAAACTCACTCTTCGTCTGTTGGCAGTAGTTCCAAACAGTCTGAGCGAGATTCAATCCGTTCTTTGTTTTTAAGCGATTTGAAATAAACGTGGCTGCGGCGGTATCTCGTGCGACCCTTATAGCTTTATCAGTAAGCACGGAATAACCGCCTATTACCATTTTATCGTGGTTATACGCCAACGCAACGCTATCGGTGATGCCGCTCTTATAACAAAGAAGGCTATTCTGATAGTAATCATTAAAGATGTCGTTCAGACGAGCCTTTAACTGCGGAAAGTTATCAAAGTTAAAAAGCGCATCATCTTCGAGCACATCTTCTCCATAGCCAAGAGAGGTGAGCTTCTTGACATAATCGCTGTATAATCTGCCCAACCGCTTGTTATAAACGGCGAACAGATTATTCAGTTGTTCTTTCTGTTGTTTTGATGTGAGCTTCTTAGACATTGTTATTCTTATTCATCTTCTTCATTGGAAACTGATTGCTCTCCACTTGCGGCACTACCAAGTCCCGAAAGGGCTGCTTGCTGCGCCAACGCTTCTTCCTGTTCACTCTTCATTTCTTCCTCAACCTTATCAGGGTCATCATTAAGAGGGTTAAGTTCAATGGCACGGCGATTAGAAGTAGATTTAGCACCACCATTGGATGAAGTGATAAGTTGCAATAACTCTACATCATTCTTTGGAAGATACGGTTTAAAAATAGGCTCGAAGTCGATTTGCTCAGCCGTATTCTCATCAATACCCTTTATATATGCGCCACTATAACTGATGCCGTTTGCTACAATATTGCAACGACGAGTGAACATTTCGCCAAACATTTCTGTTTTCAAATCTGCTTTCATGTAAGGAGCGGTAAACATCAAGCGGATAGCAGCACCCGATGTGTTATTACCAAGGGTTTTCATATTCTCAAAGCTTATATCTGCGACAGATGTAAACGAATAGATAATATTGAAGAGATATGCGATTTCTCCCTTTACACTTTCAGGCGAAGAATCCCACGAAAGCACGCTCATTTGCGAACTGTCACCACCTACGAAAACAGAACCCTGCTCTCCTTTCTCTGCGAAGCCTTCCAAGCGTCCTTTGACAAAGTATTTTGGCGTGCCGAAATAATCATTCGTATCTCCCCAATTTGAGATACAAGTCTCCACTCTTTCAATAGCCCATTGTACATCTTCCCACTCTGCCTGGTCTTGTCTATAATAGACAACTGGTATTTTGCTAAAGCCATGTGGCAAGGCTTTAATGAGCTTCCATCCGCTTTTCAGGTCGTTTACATACTGATAGCAGAACCTATCATCATATACATCGAAATGTAACTCAGAATTGCCAAGTTCATCAAATACATAGTACTCACGAGCAAAGCCATCCATAATATGATAATCGTTAAAATGTGGATAGAGTTTATCGCCTCGTGAAGGACTGAGCAGTTGTACCCGAATATCACCACGGAGTTTTCCTTCGGCATCGGTAGGCTGATACCAGAGTTCGGCAGCTTCGCACTCCTTGAAGATGGTGCGTGCAAGCCTCTTGTCGAAGTATTTCATTTTATTATCGTGGAAGCAATGCATAATGCCGTCATAGAGCTTCTGTTGCTTGTCATTCATTTTCTTTATATCAACGCCATGAGCCGTAGCCTTATAGGTAACGGCATTCATAAGCAAGAAGCCTACCGTGAGATTTACGATAGACTTTTGTATTGGGATAGCGATACGCACAACGTTGACCTCTTTTTTCTTGTATTCAGGCTTTCCTGTAATAGGATTGGTTTGCCCAGTCGGAACGTTAATTATCTTATTCTTACGAAATTCCTTATCCATTACCCGATGGCTCACTGGATTCCATTGTTCTTCAAGGACTGTCAATGGAGTTCTGAAGCCTTGTTTTCTTGCCGTAAGGTATTTATGCACATCACTTGCCTCTGGCATTGATAATATTTCTTGTATCGTTTTCATATATGAATATTTTTGTTATAACAAAGGCAAAGTTAGCAAATAAACATTTTGTATTAAAAGTTTTAAGACTTTCCGTGTAAACAATTAGTTAGACCTTAAAATATTTTAAAATCAAAAAGATATTTTGAAAAAGGTTTTGTGATTTCAAAATAAATTAGTATTTTTGCGGTGTAAATAATTAATAATAGGAGATACAACAATGAAGATTAAAATTACACGCAAGGATGGTTCAGCAATCATCGGCAAAAAGAAAAGCTTGACGTTCACGATTTCATTCGACCTCGAACAGTTAAGCAAGGCAAGCGAAAAGAAGTTTTGCATCAATGAAGTAGATAGCAATGAATGGTCTATTTCATATAATAGCGACAACGGCGAGATAATAGAGTTTATATTCTCTATCGAAAGCTGGAGAAAGACCTTAGACGAAGTTAAAGCTATTGTTTGGAAGGACGATATGATTGAAGATGAATTTGATTTTATTGCAACAACCGATTAATAATAATCAAATAGCCCTAAGCGCATCACGGTTAAGCGCATTATTATGAAGATAATACAATTTGTAATTTTAGGAGGGAAAAATGCTGAAAAGCGAATACTATCTATTAAAAAGAAAAATAGTAGTTTTGAAAAAGCAGTTCATTTATGTACATGCAATGGGTATTATCATACCGATGAAAATACCTGGAAATTTATCAAGTCATTACATGATATTGATGTCGCATACGTAGGCGAGATAGAAGAATAATAAGGAAACGATGGGCTAACCACCCCTCATACTAAGCCCTACCGCAACACGGCAAAGCGGAAAATCATGGAGAATATATTAGAAAAAACGGTGAAGGAAAATGGAAATATCGACTTAACCGAATTAAGTTGGAAGCAGATTGTCGCCCTCATCAATATCTGGGACACTGACTACGCAAAGAAGGAGAATATATCGTTCTCTGAAATGGTAAAGCGATGCTATAAACCACGTTCATGGCATGAGAATGCGAACATTATCTATTTACATCGAGATAATAATAAAACTACCATCGTCCCTCACGCCTGTTATAACCTCAATGAAGCAGAGGAAGATATGATATTTAATTTGCTCAAAAAGCAATTAAAGTAAATTTCTACGGACGTGATAGAATGAAAAAGCCCCAACCTAAGCTGGGGCTACCACAGACCATTACAGTCTGACATCTACGATAGTAGAAATTTGCTCTTTATGAGCGTTTAAATCCGCAATTCCGAAGAATTGACCATCAACGGAAGTTCTATGTTTCTTTCAATTCCATAAAGGTACGATTAAAGTCTTCCGAAGACATGTGCAAATTTAAGAAATAAAACAATACGGTGTATCATTTTACCCGAATTATTAATATTAATTAAGATTTTAGCCCTCGCTATCACGGTCAAAGCAATAAAATGAGAAAGAAAGGAAGCGGAGGTGCAAGGATAGGAGCAGGGCGCAAGAAGCTCAACAAAATAATGCTTCATACGTCTATTGATAAAGACTATCTTTTATTGTTAAGGCACAAAGCAGAAGCCGAACATCTTACGGTTGGCGATTGGTTAGTAAAGAATGTAGAACTATCATAGGAATTGAGCAGGGAAGAGAATTTCTTCTCTGCTTTATTTTGTTTTACTCCTTCCTATATGCCAATGATTGCACTCGCTACAAAGATATGCCGAGTAACCGAGCATCCGCTTTTTCTTTATGTATCTTGCGGCTGCCTTCTCATTGTCAAAGGATAATTTGGCTACCCCTCTGCTATTATAGTGGGAGCGTTTGCGATGATGTTCCCTTGGCTGTTTATCATATATTCGTTTCATAAGCATTTCGATTTAACCCATCAGACCGAGAATATCGGCGGCTTGCATACCGCTTCCGTAATCGCCTAATAACTTCTCCATGACAACATAACGGCATCCGTCTATTCCGTGATTATACATATCAATAGGCTCGTTTAACCACTTTCCTTCTTTATCCTGTCGCCAAGTATAGTTATTAAACTCTCTCCTTATATTCGTAGAGCGTTTGGTTATATGGATTGTATATTCAAGCATCTTCATTATACCAGCCTGAATAGAGCCAGGAAATTTCTTAACAGGCTTTATATCAATACCAGCGTTATAGATTTCGTCTATCAATCGAGGGTCAGCACACTCAGATATAACCTCTGTATTATTTTTATTCTCCTTCAATACTCGAATAATATCAGAGGAAAGCATTTTGGTCTGATAACATACCTCATCAATATATATATTCTTCCCCCATATAAATACATCAATAATAGCGGTTGGGTCAGAAGCATAGCCGAAATCCATTCCACGATAATGATGCCTGTACGCTTCTACTGGTATATAGTCGTCAATGACCACGTTTTTAAAAATCAAGCCCTCAACCATAGAGCGCAATCCCAAACCATAGATACGCCAAAGGCTCGGATTTTTCCATTTAAGGCTCTCAATCTCAGCGATAACCTTTGGTTCGAGGAAAGGGTTATCCTTATATGTGGATATGAACCAATAAGTACTTTTCTCCTCATTTACCTGATTTATCCAATGGTCTTCTGAGAAGGAAGGGTTATAATCAAGGATAGAGAACTCCGTGGTACGCATCTGTAGCTGCTGCCATTCGATGAAAGAAAGCTCATTTGCCTCATTTACGAAAAGTATCTTACGCTTAGAACCACGCACCTTCTGCTCGTTATCGGTAGAGAAGAACTCAATCCAAGAGCCGTTTGGGAAGGTATAAACGAACTCCGATTTATTCATGCACTTATCGTTCCACCAACCAAGGTTAAGCATTATATCATTGAAGTCACGATAGACAGTTCGTTTGATGGAAGGCATACCAGCACGAATGATGGAAACGGTCGTTCCAGCATTGTTGAAGCAAAGCATACAAAGGAACTGCACAACCGAGTAGGTCTTGGCTGAACGTGAACTTCCTTGAAGAGAGCAAGTTGTGAACCCTGCTTCCTTCGCTGCCTTTACCCTCATGTAGTTCTTTGCTAAATATACGTGCGGCATATCTCTATTATCCTTTATTTGCTTCTTTTATCATTCCGCTGTCCTGTCTGGCTCAGCATCCTTCTTTTCCTTCTCTTTCTGAATCTCGGCGAGAATCTTCTGATACTCTTCATTATTGGTAACAACGTGTACTTGCAATGGGTCTTGCTTAATCTGCTCGCCCTTGCTTGTAAGGTCAATGCGCTGAATCTTTCCGTAGGCTCTATCAATAACCCTTTCGAGCACATCAAGTCCTTTCTTGTCAAGTATTCCCTTGGCAATAATGCGTTGCATCATCGGGCGTGACTTATCAGCCAACACCGCCTTCAATTCGTCTTCGGGCAGGGTAGCGATATACAGAAAAGACTCTGCGATAATCTGAGAGGAAGGCACTTCGTAACCCTTCTCCTTCATTTCTTCGATGAACAATGACATCGTCTTAGGCTTTGGTGGTCTGCCCTTGGGGTTGCCAACTCCACCTTTCTTAAACTTACCTTTTTCAAGGTTTGCAAGCTGTTTTTTTCGCTTGCTTTCATCTCTTGATAATGGCATATTAATAACTTTTATTCCTAATTTATTCCCAACAATAGCTTTTATTTAAGAAAAGCACCTTTATTTTCTTCTTCCTCTGCTGCCATATCTCGGCACATTTTCAGCACATTAAAGTACTCTCCAAGATTGTTGTCATAGAGTAGCTTTGCTATCTGTTGAACAAAAGACGACTTACGTCCATCTTGTTGCAAGGTCACTATCTGGCTCGCAGGCATCATCAAGAACTGCTCCATGATTTCAACCTTTTCTTTAGAGGAAAGAAGCTTCTTGGTAGGAAGCAGAAATCCCACTTCCTCCAAGATTTTTGTTTTGACTGACTTAACCTTCATACTTATCACCATTTACGAGGTTCATAAACTCAGCCCTCACTTGTGGGTCATCTTTGAAAGCACCTTCAAGGTAAGAAGAGGTCATAATGCCCTTCTTCTTTGCGCCTCTGAACTCTTTGCAAGAATGATGACCCTTCATCACGAGAGCAATACCAAGTGGTGGGTATTCGCTACCGAGAGCATCTTTCAGCATATCTACGATATCGTGTACCAATCGCTCCTGTATCTGTAAGCGAGCGGAGCAGTAATCAACTACACGACCAATCTTAGAGATACCGAGAATCTTTCCCTTTGGGTTCGGAATATATGCGAACCAATACTTGCCCCAAAACCAAACACAATGATGCTCGCAGTTTGAATGGAAATCGCCTTGGTCGATAACCATGTTATCATAGACGATACCATCCTTGCCGTTATCAAAGGTGGTAATCTTCGGCTTCTGTGAAGGGTCATAACCTCTGAATATTTCTTTCCACATTCTGATAATGCGGTCAGGTGTGCCCTCTAAGCCCTTGCGGTTAGGGTCTTCACCGATATACTCCAAGAGTTCTTTGATATGCTTTTCTGCTGTTTCTTTTGTAATCTTAGCCATATTATTTACCTTTCCAATATTCTTTATAATCTTGTTTCTCCTCCTCATTTGGCTGACATACCTCATAAGAAGCACCGCATTTCATACAATGATAGAAGTCCACTACAGAATCATCATCCTCGCTGCGGTCACCTGATGAATCTCAACAAATCACCCCACCACAATAAAAGCAGATAGGGCGATACTTTGTTGAGCTTTCTTTTTTCTTCTTATTCATAGGCAAAATGATTTACTTCACGTTGAGAATCTTCTGCTGCTGTAAAGAAAGTCGCCACTTAGGGTTAGCCTCTACGAAAGCAACTGTCTGTTTCAGAATCTCGGCATTCTTCTTTGTATCGCCCGTATCACAAGGCTGAACGTAGTAGTAATCTGCATCAATATTGCAATCGGTAATCTCGTGCTCACCATCAAAGACAACCTTTACCTCAGTAGCAACCTTAATGATAGGTTCTGCGCCCTTAACGAATAAGCACTTAGGAGAGCATGTAACCCAGTTGATACCGCCTGGAATCTTGTGCGTTCCGTTGGTCTCCATAGCAATATAATAGCCCCAATTTTGGAGAAGGGTAGTAAGCTCCTCATCCACTTGCAATGTAGGCTCACCGCCCGTAAAGATAACGAATTTACAATCGGGTGAGAGCAACTGAATCTTATTCAGAATATCAATAGCTCCCATTTCCTCATACTTCTTAAAATCAGTATCACAGAAAGGACATTTTAAATTACAACCCGAGAAACGGACGAAGATAGCCGCTCTGCCTGCGTGTCTTCCCTCACCTTGGATAGAGTAGAAGATTTCGTTTACTTTGTACTTAGCCATTAGAGAGCCTCCTTTCCGTCAATCTTATAATCATCACAATAAACGGCGATATTGCCTTCACTCTCCTGTACCTGTGTCTTGTAGCACTCTGGGAACTGCTCAGTAACCCACTCAGCAATATTCTCAGCGGTAGGATTGAAAGACAAAAGCTTATTAAGATTTCCGTGGTCGAGATAACCATGAATCTTCTGTTTAAGATGCTTAAAATCCATCACCATACCATCCTTGTTCAGCTTTTCAGCCTTGCAATAGACAGTAATAATCCAATTATGCCCGTGAAGGTTAGCACACTTGCTTTCATAAGAAAGATTCAGCTTATGACAAGCGGCAATCTCCATTCTTTTTGAAACGTAATACATAATTTTCCTTTCTTTTATTTTGTTATTTCAATTTTTATTCTTAATTTTGCGACCGAGAAGAATAAATCGGGTGGGTCAGTACACTGGCTGCTCGATTTCACGCTTATTCTTCAAAGGCAAAGAGGTGTACCTGCTTTGCTATTCTTTGTCTTATAGCTTATGGCGATGAACATTGCCTGATAAGCCAACAACAATAACTTCTTTTAAGTTACCTCTTTCATTTCCTTTTGCATGAGTGAGGTACATAGAAATCTGTTCTTTGACATATTCTTTTGTCATAGCCTTAGTGTTCTGTATAAGGATAGCAACCTCCGCTCCTTGTGTAGCAGCACTCTTCAAGCTATTTTCTATTTTATAAGAACTCGCCGAGTTGATGGTTTTTATATCCATCATGGCGTGCTCTTTGAAGCCATCAGTCTTCTTCGCTCCCGTTATATACGACATTTCGCTCATCAAATATACACGATAACCCTTTTTAGCAAGAACTTCTGCGGCATACATTTCCTTATTGGTATTCGGGTCAGCAATCTTATTATGGTTGTTATGTACCACATAATAACCGCCGCTTTTATCGAAGTAGCTATCTTTATAGTTGCCCGTAGAGACGATGGCTTGAAATTCTGATTCTCTCTTAGCCATCGTCTTAGGGTTACCCGAATAGTTTCGTGTACCTCCGCTTGCCTTACTCATCCTCGTATTCGGTTGGGTCTGAAATGCCTGCATCACGGAGAGCTTCCTTGCGTTCCATACAAGTACCACACTTACCGCAATGCTTCTCACCGCCCTTGTAGCAGCTCCAAGTTTCAGCGTAGTTAATGCCAAGCTCCTTGCCGTGGCGAGCAACATCAGTCTTCGTAATACTGGTATAAGGAGCATCAATGCTGATACCCTCGTAAGTACCATTCTTCATTGCCTCTGACATGGCATCAATGAAGCCCTTGCGGCAGTCTGGATAAATAGCGTGGTCGCCGAAATGGTTAGCAATAAGCACCTTCTTCAATCCATTACTCTCTGCGATACCACAAGCGATAGAGAGCATAATGCCGTTACGAAAAGGAACTACGGTCGATTTCATGTTTGCATCATCGTAATTACCTTCTGGGATAGCTTCTGCTCCTTCGAGGAGAGAGGATTTGAAATAATCGTGAATAAAATTGAGTGGAATAACAATATGCTTGATACCAAGTCGCTCACAATGCAACTTAGCAAAAGGAATCTCCTTCTGATTATGATTAGAGCCATAATCAAAAGAAATAGCAAGAGCAATGCTCTCTTTCTTCTCATACAGGAGAGTTACCGAGTCCATACCTCCTGATACAATAATCAATGAATCTTTCATAACTAATTAAAATTTAAATATTTATCTTTTATAATCTTGCACGGGCGTACTTCATAAAGCGTACCCACTCGCCGAAATTATGTGCAGCCACCAACTTTGAGCGAAGTTTCTTGCCCTCAGGTGCTTTTGTTTTATCCATAGTTCCGTTCTTGGCATTGAACTTATATATAGAACCGCTCATATTACCATAAAGCCAAGCTGTAGAATCCACGGAATCAAAGTGATACGTATGCAATCCTCTGATATTTGTATATCCAAGGGCATGTATCTTGCAGCCATATTTATGTGCCGTCTTTACGAACCAAGGAAATAACTTCTCATATTTATTGATAGGTATTTCTTTGGTTACGATGCCACCAATAGCCACATAAGGGTAATTCTTGCACATTTCAACAAAATACTCTTTCCCTCGTGACTTATGCCAAACGGGGATAGGCTTACGTCCACTTAATCTTTCGAGCTTTTCACGAAGTCTTTCAACCTCTTTGATACCAACAACTGAATCAATATCAAGCTCAAAGAAATTCTTTACGTTCCATTTCTTAATGAATGCAGCATATCCTTCTACGTATTTATCGAAATCAACTACACCTGCTCCCGACATAAATGTGAAAGCACCACTATCTAATAGGAAATTCTGAAAATTGCCTATCAATCGAGGAAACTCTTTATTATTCTGTAGATAATAGTAAGTTTCCAATATATTTAATCCTTCCCAATCGGCATCCTTGCCGTTCTTTACTGGGTGTTCACCTGCTAAAAAAACTTCTATAGCCTTTTCATAAACATAGGGTCTGCTTAAAGTCCCTGCTATATATAATTCCATACTAACACTTTTCCAAAACTTACTAAGATTTCCAGTAAGCCCCCCCCGCAAGATAGACTTCCATATCTCTATTATTTTATTTCCACACCATTGTATTCGGAAACGGCAGACTTGATAATCTCCTTAATCTCATCTACCTTATCTTCCAACTCTTGTGGAATATGGACGGAGAGTTTAATATCTTTAACTTTGCTCTCGGTATTTTGGGCATCCTCGAATAGCTCATCAATATCGGTATCATCCTCATCGGTATTGAGAAAAGAGCAATCAACACCCCAATTCTGCAAATCATCGGTTTCCCATTCACCATTGGCAAGCTCATCCCAATCCCAATTACCTGCTTGCACGTTATCCTTGATAGCATACTCCTTGATTTTCTGAATCGGTGTATCTGTTTTAAGAATAACACAAGGGATGGTATCGAACTCGGAATGACCATCAAGGCGAAGCTCGTTGGCGACACGAAGGCGCATATTACCGCAGATAGTGACATAGTTACCATTATCCATAGCATAAACCATCAATGGCTTATACTCCAAGAACTCAGGGCTATCCAGTAAGGATTTTTTGAGCTTATCATGCTCGCTCTCTTTTAGATAACGTGGATTTTTCGACAAGCCTTCGATTTGTCCTTCATTATATTCAAGCTTTGTAATATCTATCATCTGATAGCTTCCAAGCTTATTAAACAGCTCTTCCTTTGCGGTGGCTGCGGTCTGAGATTCTTTCTTTCCTCTTGCCATAACTTTACTGATTAATAATTATTATTTGCAAAATTACGGCGATTATTCGGGTTTTAATAGAAAATAATAGATTGTATGTAAACAAATAAAAAAGCTACCCATATAATGAGTAGCCTTTGGAGTTATTATTTAATCTTTCGTGCTAAGAATCAGCGACTTATTTCTTTACCTTGATAAACTTACCATACTTCTCTGTGATAAGCTGTTGTTCCTGTACCAGATTATCCACCTGTATGGTATGTTGATGAACAGCCCAATCATAATCAGCTTTATTGTTTTCTTTGAATGCCTTGTTGGTTCTCTGTAGCATCAAATCATCGTAGCCCTTTTTCTTCTCATTGAATGTGTCCATAACTGCCTGACCGAAAGAATCAGTAAATGCTTTCTGTTCCTTCGCTGGCATATTATAGAGGTTCTTGTATGTGTCCATAACCTTATTGGCTTCGTCCATTGTACTGACTTTTCCGCTAAGAGAACTCTGTGTTCTACTCTGCGCAGCGTTATTGCTGCTTATGATGCGAGTACCACCACTTGACTTACTCATATTCTTTGAATTTTAAATTGTTATTTTGTGCAAAGATAATTAATTCTTATTCGATTGAAATTGAATTGCTATATGTTAGATAAACAATTTGATATACTTCATTATCGTATCTCCTATAATTAATTGTTATTATTAATTTTATATACCGCAAAATTAATAAATCCTTTTCATATAACCAACTATTTTTCTCGTAAATTATTAAAGTGTTAATAGAAATTAATAGATTATATTGCGATTTTATGATTTTATTCAGATATTTTTAGACCTTATCCTTTTATACCTATTATATATATAAGAAAAGCAGCTACCCTTCACGAGCGGCTGCTTTTCTGATAAAACTTTTAACCAACATAAAATTTTTAAATCTAACCAAATCTAAAAACCTTTTTCAACATTTCTAATAACTTATTCCCGATTACTGATGCAAAGATACAAAAGAAAGCGAGATACAGCAAATAAATGCCATATCTCGCATAAACAATATCATTTTCCCTCAATCTGTTTAGAGACGTTGTCTGCTCGGAAATCCTCAATCTGCTTGGAGAAAGGGGTAAGCTTATCGAGTTGTGCTTTAACAGAGAACTCTTCGCCGATAAAGGCAACACCTTCGTGAATCTTCTGCAAGGCGGCAAGCTGCTTCTTTGTAGTGACAACGGGGTTGATGTAGATGCAACCTCTATGGGTCTGGGCGAACCGCCGACACTCAGCACCGCCGCCGTAGATAACAAATAGCGGCTCTTTGCCCTCTGCCCAATCGCTTGCGATGGAATACTCAAAGGCGAGGTTATTCAGTCTATCCGAATATCCACGGGTAGCGAAGGCACGCCATCCACGAGGTACACCAATCATATTGAGGCGATAGAACTTCTGTGCCACGTTGAGGTCAACGAAGATGCCGATACCCTTACCTTGCATACAACGGGCAATCCAACGTTTCTTGTAGATAGCCTGCAAGCCGAAAGATACGGGCATTTCATTATATAGGGAGAAGTTCGGTTCAACGATAACGGCAGGGTGATGCTGCAATATCTTCTCAGGGTGCTCGTAGATAGCTGAGAAGCGGTAATCATCGGTATAGAAGTGCAAAGAGCCTTCGCCATTGAGGTTAAAGGTTCTCTTCTGTTCTCCGAAGCAAAGGAAGGGTGACTGACACTCCTTGGCTTGCATATCAATATCGAGTGTCGGAATCTCTAAGTCATTGTCCGTTGGGAAGAGCTGGTCGGGCAGGGTAAGCTCATAATCTGTTCTTTTCATTGTCTTTTTTCTTTTAAGATGTTGATAATTTGGTTATATATAGTTATTGTATATTTATCTTTAGTCTGTATGTATTGTAGGTATTTCCTTGCCTGGTTGATTACGTTTGCTCTGGTACGACAGAGTAGGCGAGCCGAGCGGTCGGGATGGATGCAATAATCCCTGCTGATAAGACAATATAGACCTCTAAGGGTATTGAGCTTTACGGTTTTAACAGCAGAACAGAGCTGAATGAAGGTAACACCTCCAACATCGCAGACTGCTCTCATTATCTCATCTGCCAGCTCATACTGTTTAATTTGGTTATATATCATAATCGTTTAAAATTTGGTTTTTAATAAAATCTGCTACAAAAGTAATAAAATCTTTTAAAGCACTAATAGAATTTATTAATAAATTAAAAATAATTAATAAAAAGTTTTAGTGTTTGAAGTATTTTTATTAATTTTGCGGTGTGTTTAAGATATAACACCAACGCTTGATGAGCTTATGGGGAGCTTATAAGGTGTAAGATTTTGGATTTACGTGAGGTCGAAAGACCTACTAAATACGGAGCAGCAGAGAATCCCCATTTCTTTGCTGCTCTTGACTTTTTAAAGCATCTGTAAAATGGAGATACGCAGAAAGATATTGAATGATATGTATTGCAATCCCGAGTTAAGGAAGGCAATTGCATTTTCCCTTTTCATAAAGACAAGGGTCAAATCTTCTGCCGTGCAAAGATGGAGCATCAATAAGCTTCACGAAATCACAGGAGTAAGTGCCTGTGCTGTCCGTAAGCGTATTGATACCTTGAAAGCTCTGGATTTGATTGAGTTTACTGGCAGGAATAACCGATGCCTCGTTTTCAAATCCTTAAAAAGTCATACCTCTCACAGGAACGTCATTGTTCCTAATATCGAGTTTATTTCAAAGAATGATTCTAAAAAGAATGCCTATGCGCAGAATGTAAAATTCATAGAAGATACCTTATCTGCTATGCTTATCATTGATGTACAGAATCGAAAGAATTACGCTAAGCAAATGATTCAGCAGTCTAAGCACCCTAAAGGCTTGAAAGAGTTGAAGGCGGCTAAGAAGGTTTGCAATCATTTTGGCTACGGCGATAAATTCAGAGAAAATGGTATATCATATAAGTATATAGCTGAGAAGTTAAGCGTAAGCGTACAGAAAGCCTTTGACTTAGTAAAATTTGCGGTCAAAAACGAGATTTTATGCAAATATAGAAACATCGAAAAGCGTTTTTTATCCTCTATTGACTATGTAAAGGATATGATACTCAATAACTATACCTATATTAAAGGAAAAGTTATCTGTAGGGTATATGCTAATACATATAAGGTAATGGAAGGCTCGCCTTCGGCTCGCTTCGCTGGTATGGTATATAATTAGATTATAAAAAACTAAGATTTTTGTTTAACGTTTAAAATAATAGGAGATACGAAAAATGTTATTTGAACAAATTAGTCGCAGATGCCTGCTTACTTTGGATGGGGGGGGCAAAGATTCAAGCCGTCCTCACTATGCCGAAGCCGACAAAGCCCATCTTTCTAAAAGAAATGGAGCGTCAGTTTATTAATAGTTTTAATGAATCGCAGCCAAATGCGGTTCACAAGGTTATTAAGTGTCACATAATGAGAAATTAGTTATGGAAGATTTACCTATTGGTTCTGAGATTACCCTGAAGGTGGTCGAGGACAAGAAAGGAGAATGCAACGGATGCTTCTTTTACGAGTTTGCAAGCGATATGTACGCAGAAACTTGCACCGGATTTAAGTGCGGCAGTACCGAGCGTAAGGATGGCAAAAATGTTCATTTTAAAAGAGTAAAATAGAAGGTAATGAGCACTTGTTGGACAATAAAGATATGGAGGGCTAATTATGGGTAATGAAGATTTAACGAATTGCATACCTTGGTATTGTAAACCACACTTTAAGTGTGAAGATATACAAGATGGTAAGACGCAAAGAAGAATGCGTAGAAAGAATCAACTTAGGAAAAGAAAGGGTAGATTATGAATGATGAAAGCATAGATGTTAACATTAATTTTATCAATACTGATTATTTCTCAGTATCTGTAAGGGATGGGTATATTTCAGTTATTGGTAGAATAACCAAGTCAGAGATGGAAAAATTTATAAAGGCTCAATATTTCGAGATTAAAGATGTATTGGATAAAAATAGTAAGAAAGGAAGATAATTATGATAGACGAAAAGAAAATAGAAGAAGCCAAGCAAGAAATCTATGAAGATAGATTTCTGTTAAATGGCGAAGAAGTAGTTTTCGACAATGATGCTAAAGAGGAAATGTTCTACAAAGAGGACATCAAAGAAGCTATTGGACTAGGTGCTAATTGGGCTATCAATGAGCTTCTAAAGGATTTATGGCATCCAAATACAGAAGAGCCAGATAAGAGCAAGAGCGATATTATTACTCTTGGTTTTGATAACGATGCTTATCTACAGTTTCAAGAATCCATTCTTTGGAATAAGGAATCTTGGAGACATTCGATTAGCAGATGCCAAATCACCAAGTGGGCTTATTTGTCTGATATACTGCCAAAGGAAGGAGGTGAAGAATAATGACAGTAGGAGAATACGCAAGGCTTAATGCCAAAATAGCTGTCTTGAAAGAGATAGCTATAGACTATAGCGGAAAGACGATTGATAACGTTATTCAGCAATTAGAAGCAATCAGAGAGGAGGTAAGCAATGATCGAGCCGATATTATTATCTGTGACAGGTTCGGAAGCCCTTTTGAAGCAGATTGTTATGTTTAAAATAAATAGCGTATGAAAGAGCTTAAAGTTGGAGAATATTTTAATTACTGCGGCAAAAAATACATTGTTGTTGAAGATGCCACAGGAAATTGTTGGAATTGTGCATTTGCGTGTCCCAGTGGATGGTGTGCTAATGGTACGCTAAAGTGTAAAAATCACAGGTGGAATGTTTTGAACAATCGACTATATTGGGATTGGACACAAAGAGAACGTTATGACAATAAGTGTGTAATATTTAAAGAAGTTAAGGAGTAAGTCGTATGGATAAGTTAGAATACATTCCAGGAGATTTGGTGATGACAAACGGAGTACCTTGTGGTACCGCAAAAGGTGTCGTTTACAAAGTAACCTCATCAGACCCATCAAAGACTTTTGAGTTAGACGATGGAACGGTTCTGAAAGGTGTTGTCCGTTTAGAGAATCTTGAAGGTGTTGAATTTGGAGACAAAGGCTATCTCTTCGGTGACTGCTGTGCTTGGGTTAAGGATATTGTTCCTATTAATCTTGTGCCCGCAATTTTGGAGAAGAATGGATGGGAAATTGTATCTTGCAGAGATGGTGAAGAAATATATACAAGAGGTGGAACTTGTCGCTTCACACGTTTGATAAATATAAACGCATTTTACCTTGATGGAGCACGGTACAATACCACTGGTCAATGGCTTATTAAGTACGTCCATGAATTACAACATCACCTTTGGGTTTTAGGAATAAATGATAACATGGAGGTGTAGGTATGAATAAAATTACATTTGGCAAGTATAAAGGCATGGAAGTTACAAGGGTTCTTAGAATTGATCCAAGTTACTTTGGATGGTGCAAGAACAATGTTCGTTGGTTCAAATTCTCTAAAAGAGACTACGAAATATACTTGGAATGGGTACAATTACATTAAAATCATTTACAATTCACAGGATATTCTGATGATATTGGTAATATTAGATTCCTTTTTAGAAAAGTTAAAGAAGGTAAGTTTAATGCTTACTCTGATACGGAATATCTTACTAAAGAGACGTGTGGTGAATATCTAAAAAGTACAAAAGAACATTATTTTAGCAAAATTGATTAACCGCCTTCGGGCATAAATAGATAGAAGATGAAAGCAACAGAAGCAAAGAGAAAATTGTGTAAAATTAGAAGCAGTCTTACAGATGATGAACAGAAGCGAGCTATTTGGATAGCAATTAGAGCTATTGACACTTGCACAGAAAATGGATTTATTGTAGAAGATTAACTAATCAGATAGTAATATGAGTGAAAAAGTTATCACCTCGTACAAGGCTTTCGACAAGAATATGCAATGCCGTAATTTCCAGTACGAAGTTGGAAAAGAGTATGAAATGGACGGAGAAATCAAGTGTTGTAACCGAGGTTACCACGCTTGCAAGTCTCCAATTGAAGTGTGGGAGTACTACGATATGCTTAACTCTCGCTATGCAGAGGTAGAACAGTCTGGCAAGATTGAAGAAGAAGAAAATTCGACAAAGGTTTGTTCTTCGCATATCAAGATTAAGGCTGAGTTGAAGCTGGCAGACATCATTAAGGTTGGTGTCGAGTGGCTGAAAGATATTACCTCACCATCTAAAGTAAAGACAGATGATGCGTTGAGCAGTAGCGGTAACTCTGCTAAGATTGGTTCAAGCGGTGACTATGCTCAGATTGGTTCAAGCGGTAACTCTGCTAAGATTGGTTCAAGCGGTTACTATGCTAAGATTGGTTCAAGCGGTGACTATGCTCAGATTGGTTCAAGCGGTAACTATGCTAAGATTGGTTCAAGCGGTAACTATGCTAAGATTGGTTCAAGCGGTAACTCTGCTAAGATTGGTTCAAGCGGTGACTATGCTAAGATTGGTTCAAGCGGTAACTCTGCTCAGATTGGTTCAAGCGGTGACTCTGCTCAGATTGGTTCAAGCGGTGACTATGCTCAGATTGGTTCAAGCGGTGACTATGCTCAGATTGGTTCAAGCGGTGACTATGCTAAGATTGATAGCACTGGAGAAGATTCCGTTATTATGTGTGCTGGAAACAAATCCAAAGCCAAAGCAAAGGTAGGCTCATGGATAACGCTGGCAGAGTGGAAATGGAGCGATGAGAAAAATCATAATGTTCCAGTATGCGTTAAGACAGAGTACGTTGACGGAGAAAACATCAAGGCTGATACTTGGTATCAACTTAGAAACGGGAAGTTTGTTGAAGTTAATGAGTAACTAACCATCCTCTCCTTGGCAACAGGGAGAGGGTAAAAAGAAGAGAATATGAAAACAATAGATTGGGAGCAGCGCAGATATGAGATTGCGAAAGAGATTTTGCCTACTATTTTAAACAAGACAGAAATATACAAAATTGAGGCTGCCGTATCACTTTCCATAAATTGTGCAAACATTCTAATTAGAAGATTAAAAGCAATAAGATAAACAATGAGCAAAATTAAGGAATATTTAAATCAAGCATTTAGTCAGCTTGATGAGTACAATAAGAGTGGTGCTACTCAGCACAACCTTCTTTGGAAGGCAATGGGCAATATGTTTAATGATGTGTATTACATTCTCCAAGATGTAAGATACAGATATAAATACAAGTAGTTATGAGCAAGCAAACATTTGACTTCTCGGAGGCTTTAAAGCGTATGAGAAAAGGAAAGCTCGTAAAGCGTGAAAATGGGCTTTATCCGTTTGGTATTGACGAGGAAGGAATATTCTATCATTATGGGCATCATATATACAAGGAAGAAAGAATGCTCTCTGAGGATATACTTGCAACAGACTGGGAGGAGGTGTAAAGATGGAGAAGAAAATATTGACCCTCAACGTCAGCAAGCAATGGTTCGACATGATTGTGGCTGGCGAAAAGACCGAGGAGTATCGGGAGATTAAGCCATATTGGGCTTCCCGACTGGTAAACCAACAAGCCGAAAGCGGTGAGGTGCTTTTCGATGAGTTTGGCGGTTATTGTCGCGTGATAGGTAAGCTGGAACACAAAACCTACACCCACGTTCTCTTCATAAACGGCTACCGCAAGGATAGTCCACGAATTGAGAAGGAGATTGAGAGTATCACCATCGGCAAGCCTAAAAAAGGTCTTTGCCCCGATAAGTGGCTTGATACTGAGTTTTTTATAATTAAGTTTAAGTAGCGTATGACACTGAAAGAGATTTATGAACAGCATCATGGTAAGGTCGCTTGTTATAAAGGCGAAGAGATTGGTGCTTTTTTAGCAGGATATTGTGGTGATAAGTATCTAATTCTTGGTTTCAAGGATGAGACTGGGTGGATTCGTAAGTTTACACCCAACGTGGTTGTAGATAATGGGTATGTATCATATAGACTTGCCGACGCAAACTACGTTGCTTGGATAAATGGATAGATACCGAGTTTTTTATCATCAAATTTAAGTGATATGAAAGTAAAGAATTTACCAAAGAAGATTTATCTCAATATCTGTAGTAATGAAGATGAGGTAGATTACAATGAGCTGAACGGGGTAACGTTCAGTACAGAAAAGATTGGTGTTACCGATTGCAATACAAAAAACGTTCCTTACGTGAATGCTGCATCATTATGGCACGACCTAAAGGAAGAGAAGCCACCATTTAAAAAGTGGGTAATGTTCCGATATAGTGGAGATGGCGTAAATCCTACGGCTCTTCACTACGGAGCAATGAGTGATGATGTATGGATTGTCACAAGAGGAGACGGAACACAGCGTATTGAAGTTCTGTACGAGTGCTACGATAAGATAGAGTGGCTTGATTTTGACGAACTGAAATAAGTTATGAAGAAGGAAGATAGAATCAAAGTTTGGGAGAAATACGACCATCATTGCGCATACTGCGGAAGAGAAATAAAACTCGAAGATATGCAAATCGACCATTTTATTCCTAAGAATCGTGGAAACTATTCACGTTGGAGTGATAAAGAAGGTAAGTATATCGTTTCTCATGGTGAGGATAGCATGGAGAATTATATGCCTTCTTGCCGAGCTTGTAACTTTCGAAAGCGAGATATGAGTATAGGGCAATTCCGTGAAGCTATCAAGGAACAGGCGAAAGGTTTGCTTAAAGGTGCTGCAAAGTTTCAGGTAAGCATGAGTATCGCTTATGGTCTGCTCAACCCTGCTTTTAACAAGCCTATAGTATTCTATTTTGAGAAGTTTAAAAAGAATGATTAAATATGTATAGTGTATGAATAGTATTAGGCACGCTAAGAAGCAAATGAAGAAGGCTCGTCCTTATTGGGAGAGCCAAGGTTATAAGTTCAAGCGCAAGGCTAAGATAATCCGATATTCCGTAAAGTCTTTGCTTGGAGATTATAGCACCAAATGGATAGACTACTGTTTTGTAAATATAGATGGTAGGATTCAGAATTATTTTCCTATCCGAATAGAAGCAAGAAGAAAAAGAGGTAAGAAATAGTCATTATATATTACAAGAAAGGGTAGGGCGAAAGCTCTACCCCTTCTTATTATATAGAACATAATCAATAACCTTCCGATTAGCTTCATCAATAAGATTTTGGTCTTTGCGTACATATATAGAGGTTATCCTGTGCGCACTCTTATGACCGAGACAGTCAGCGATAACGTCCATGCTGATTCCTATCTCGTAGGCAATAGTCGCAAAGGTATGTCTTGCCCAATATGTCGTCACTTCGGGTATTCCTATATTTTTGCAGATTTCCTTAAGACTATGATTAATTGATTGAATAAAACTTAGATATGATACATTTTTATCGAACTGCTTTATTAAATGTTCTGTACCTCTGTATCGTTCAATAATCTCCATTGCTTCTGGTTCTACCTTAATATTATAGAGCGTTCCTGTTTTAGAGCGGCGATAGATTATTCTTCCATCCTCAATTTTTTTTAATTCTGAGAGGTCTTTGATATTAATACCCATAAGATAAAAAATAAGAAAGAATATGTCACGATGTTTAGAACGTATTGACGGCAGCTTTGCATCATGCAATATTCTTAGATGTTCAACAGTCAAAGAGCGTTTTTGTGTTTCTTCCATCTTTATTGAATATAGACTAAATACATAATCTTTTATCAATCCTCTCTTTCTTGCGAAATTGATAACAGCACGAATATTTCTTAATCGTGCTGCAATCGTATTCTTTGTATTATCTTTTTTTAAAAAGTTACAGAAATTATCTATCCACTCAATATCTATATCTTCTATTCTTAGCGTATCATAATCACAGAATTTTTTAATTTTGTTTTCTGTTCCCAAGTAAATATAGATTGTATTTTTTGCTTCTTTCTGTGATAGAAAATCCTTCATCTGAGTTTTAAAAAGATGGCTTTCGTATTCTTTCTTATCTTCTTCGTTAGAGAGGTATAAGGATAATTTTTTATTCGTAAAATAACGCAATTTACCCTCTGCCTGCAAATCAATAACCTTTTCATTAATCTCAGATAAGCGTTTCCCTAATTTAATATTAAGGAGTCTTTTGTCGGGGAGATTTTTAATTTTCTCGTTCTTCGCATCCCAATCTTCTTCTTTAAGCTCGTAGCCAGTAGCAATGTATATTGCGCTATTTTTTCGGGCAACCTTAAACTTTAATGGGTATTTCCCATTGTTAAGCCTTCTTCTTTTGTCGAGTTTTATTGAAACCTTTATCATTATTGTATCTCCTATCTTTGCACGAAATTTGCACGTTATTTGAAACGTAAAGCATTTTTTCGTTAGATTATAAAAATCAAACAATACTTAAAACACCTATTTAATGGCATATATAGCCTTTAAAAATAGGTATTCCTTGAAATATATATAATATTTCTATAATACGCCAACAAAATCTATATAAGCAAACATATCTTGTTTAATATCAGATAGTTAGCGATTTCTTAAAAGTGGCTTTGCACGAAATTTGCACGTTTTACGTATTTTAACGCTATTTTATGGTTATACAACAACGCACTCTATACCATCCTCTAATATCTGATATATCTACGATAAAGTCTGTAAAGTTAGGATTTACGGAGCGACAGATTATTTTAGACTCATCATCCTTGCACTGATATACATTCTTTATAATAGCACCGTTTACGGTGTCGAGTACATAAGTACATCCCCACTCGATAAAAGCCTTTTCGTTTATTTTCTGCACCATCACTTTACTGCCGTTTGGATATTCAGGCGACATACTATCTCCAGTGATAGAGATAGCCAAATCAACATTTTCTATAGGAGACATTATCATTTCACAATCATGTCTTGATACCTGACATTCAAAATTATCAGGCGTTCCTCCCTGTGCTGCAATAGGCAACAGAGGTACTTTGTAGGTTTTGGTTTCTGTTGCGAGTATGGTAGTAGAGTTGGTATTGAGCATTTCTCCTTTGCCATTTGCCAACCATTCCGTATTTATCTCAGGGTAATTTTCTTCAAATAGTCTTATTACCTTGCGAGATAAATATTTAATATTGTAGAAGTGCCCTACACTCAAACCTATATTCTCTTGCAACTGGGCAAGCGACATTCTCTTGTATTTAGCGACCATTTTCGCTCTTTCTAACAGTGTACTCATAATTAATATTTAAAATAATATAAAAATTAATAGAAAACTAATAGAATCTGAAAAGAAATTATTAATTTTGCGGTGTGATTAAAATCATAACCGCTTTATCGGTGGCAAAGTTAATAATAATATATTAATTTATATATAATACAATAGTTAAATATGGTTATAAGTAGTCAAAAAGCTAAAGAGAGCATGGTTTGTCAGTCAGTTGATAAATACATGAAGCGTGGCGTCAAGAAGTCAGAAGCCGTGCGGCGGACAATGAGAGACTTCAATTATTTAACGGAGGCTGCTGTGTACGGCATCCTTAAACGTAACAGAGAGAAAGGAGGTAATGATGATAAATGAACCGCCTGATGTAAAGCCGAAAGGTAGATACACAATTAAGGAGACTGCGGAAAAACTACAAGTTAGTGTAACAACTATTTATCGCTATATTAAAGGTGGCTTTATTAATAGCGTTGTTAGACCTAACGGAAAAGTTGCTATCGCAGGGTCAGAGATTACCCGATTTTGGGGTGGAGAATATATATAATATATAATAAGGTGTAAATATGGAAAAGGAGATACAAAACGCAATCACATTATTAGAGTCCGAAGGCTACGAGATTATTCCTCCACAATCAATTTCTGTCATTAATGAAGAATTTGAAAACTGGTGGAGGATGTATGGTAAGTGTGTCGGTAAGCAGAAATGCTTAAAGAAATGGATGCACATGACGAAAAAGGATAGAGCCGCCTGTATAGCTGCTACACCTCGATATGTTGCATCAATCACACAAAAGGTGTATCAAAAACACCCGTTAACTTACTTAAATTCCCGTGCTTGGGAGGACGAAATTTATTCAGAGTATGACGAAATACAACAGCAGCAGCAACGAACCGAGCTTGATTTTGCAAGAAAGGCAGCAGAGGTCTTTAACGCAGATTAATATTGAAGAATGGATAGATACCTATTATCCTTTAATAAGTGAACGTAAAGAGCCAATTCTTTCTTTATTATCTGCGCTTAAAGATACAAACTCCCTTGCGTCGATAGATAAAAAGTACGAAGATGGTCTTGCGTTGAAATGGGTCAAAGCTCAATTATTAGACACGTTCAGGCTTCTTGGAGCTGATAAATCCATAAGCAGCATTCAGGTCGTTTTTATGGCAAGGCGTATAAGAAATATCTATTATTATCTATCACCAAGCGAACTTACTTATTTTTTTGAATCGCTAATAGGAGGCGGTTATGGAAAGATATATGTAGGCGATACTATCAATCCACAGAACCTTATGGAAGCTTTGCAAAAATTCGACTCTGAGCGAGCTTCTAAGTTATCAGAGATAGAAGAAAATACAAATAAGGAGCTAAAGAAAAATGTAAAAGCTGATGTTAATACCATTAATGCTATCTGTAACAAGATACGCAAGAAATTGACTATTAAGCTTATGGGTTCTAAGGCTGGAAATGAATACAAATCGTTTAACGTTAATAATAACAACAATGAAAATTGAAATCAAATCAATGACTTTACAGAACTTTAAGAAGGTTCGGAGTCAAAAAATTAACTTTAGCCACAATATGGTTATTAGTGGCGCAAATAAAGTGGGCAAGACTACTATCTATGATGCCTATCTTTGGGCAATCTTCGGTGTTATTAGCAAGAAGAATGCCACCGTGCAACCTCTTGATATTAATAATGATGTTATTCATCATCTTGAAACTTCTGTCACCGTAGTACTTAACTACAATGATGAGCGAGAGGTTAAGGTACAGCGTATTCTTTCTGAGAATTGGAAGAATAAGGGTACAGCAGATGAGAAGTTACAAAGTACCACACAGGAGCGACTTATCAATGACGTTCCTCTTTCTCAGAAAGATTTTAACGCTAAACTTGAAGAATTATGTCCGCTCAATAAATGGCTCGTTCTATCTAATATCAACATCTTCATGTCTTATAAGGTTGATAACCGCAGAAAAATGCTTATGTCGCTGGCTGGCGAAATCAATGAGGAAGAATTGATGAAGCCTTATCCTATGGTGTATAAGGGCGTAATTGAAGAAAAGAAAGAGCTCTCCGATATGCTTATCCAGCAAAAGGCAACAAAGAAAAAAGCAGAAGAGGAATTGAATTTAATACCTGCAAAGGTTCAAGCACAAGAAGCTCTTAGAGTTGATGCCGATTTTACTGCTCTCAAGGCACAGAAAGCAAAGATTGATGCTGATATTGCTGCTATAGATGCGGCATTGGAAGGAACGACAGAAAAAGACCCTGCTATGGAAGATTACCTCAGTAAATTGCAAGCACATAACGTAAAGGTTGCGAATGCGCAGAAAGTGTGGCAAGATACTAAGATTAAGGCGATTGATGAGTTTACGAAGAAGATTTCTACGGCTTCAACGAAACTTAATGACGCTAAATCTGCATATACTACAAATATGGAGGCATATAAGAAGAATAAGATTTCTTTAGCAGAGGTTACTATTAATTTCAATAACAAGATTAAAGAGTGGAATAATGCTAACGAAAAGGAATTTAACTATAAGCAAACAGATGTTTGTCCAGTTTGTGGTCGTCCTTATACGGACGAAATGAAGGCAAAGGAGTATGAAAACGCCGTTGCCGAGTTTAACAAGAACAAATCTGAAAAACTTACGAAGTTACAGAATGAGGCTGCTCAGATTAAGCAACAGATGACTATCCTCAAAGGTAATATCAATACCTATGAGCAGATTACCAAGGCGCAAGATGAGGATAAGGTAAAGAATGCCAAATCTGAGTATCAGAAGTTAATTGACGAGCGCACAGAGAAGCAAAACCAAACTTGGGAAGCTGCTGCGGGAAAGGTGGTCTTTGATAAAGAACTCGCCGATATTGAGGCAAGTAAGCCTGTTGCGAAGGTTGATACTACAATCGAAGAGAATAAGGAGAAAAAGAAGACCCTTACTTCTCAGCGTGATGTATTAGTTAACCAAATCGCAGGTGAGGAGACTAATAAGCGTATTGATGCTGAGAAGGAAAAGCTCAATAATCGCTCTGTTGAGTTATCTCAGATTATCGCTGATTGTGGTGAAGTTATCAGCCAAATCAAAGCTTACAAGAAGGCAAAGATTAATCTTGTTGAGCAAAAGGTGAATTCATACTTCTCACTCATTCGTTGGAAGTTCTATGAGCAGAATAAGACCAATGATGATGAGAAGGAAATCTGCACCGCTATTGATAAAGATGGTATTGACTACGATAATACGAATGATGGAACTGTCATTGATATGGGCGTTGATATTATCAGTGGTATATCTAAGGCTTCAGATATCTTCGTACCTCTGTTCGTTGACCGCAAGGAATCAGCAGAACACATCGTGCCCGTTGAGCAGCAGATTATCTACTTGCAATGCATCTACGGACAGCCATTGGAGATAAAATCAATTTAATAAATCGTATAGATAAGATAATATGGAAGAAATATGGAAACCTGTTATTGGGTACGAAAAACTTTATGAAGTTAGCAATATGGGAAATGTAAGAATTATATGTGGTAAAAATTGTGGTAAATTATTTAAATTGCAAAAGCAACGCTATTATACCGTTTGTCTTACTCGTAAAGGGATAGAAAAAACTGTATGTGTTCATAGACTTGTTGCGAATGCTTTCATTCCTAATCCGCATAATAAACCATGTATAGACCATATTGATACGAATCCTTTTAATAATAAGGTTTCTAATTTAAGATGGGTAACTCATTCAGAAAATTCAAATAACCCATTAACTCGTTTGCATATTTCTGACGGACAAACTGGAAAGCATAGAGAAAAATATATAATGAGCGAAGAGAGAAAGAAAAATATATCTTTAGCAAAATCTAAGCCTGTTATATGTCTTTCTAAGGAAGGGGAATTTATAAAAGAATTTTTGACGATGAAAGATGCTGCTTCATTTGCAAACGTTTCAGTTTTTGCCATATATCATTGTATTGATGGGCAATCTAAATCGTCAGGTGGTTATAAATGGAAATTTAAAAATTAAAATTATGGAAGAAACAAAAGAATTGGCTGTAATTCAGCCACAGAAAGGTATTAACATCTTTGGCTCTATTGAAGGTTTTGAAGCAGGGCAGAGAATCGCAAAAGTATTTACTCAATCTTCATTTGTACCTGATGCCTACAAGGGAAACATTGGTAACTGTTTGATTGGTCTTAATATGGCTATTCGCATGAATGCTGACCCTTTGATGGTTTTACAGAACCTCGTAGCCGTTCATGGTACTCCTACCTTTGAAGCAAAGTTTGCTATTGCTTGCTTTAACGCAACGGGCAAATACTCAACGCTTAGTTATGCGGAAGTTGGCGAAAGAGGCAAGGATAATTGGGGTATGTACGCTTACGCCATAGAGGTAAAAACAGGAGAGGTAAAGAAAGGTCCTGTCGTAACAATTCAGATGGCAAAGGATGAAGGTTGGTATTCCCGTAACCCTAAATGGAAGAATATCCCAGAATTGATGCTTCGTTATCGTTCCGCTTCTTGGTTTATCAGAACGACCGACCCAGGTATAATGATGGGCTTTCAGACGAAAGATGAGGCAGAAGATGCCGATTATGAAGAGATTTCTGTTACTAATACCTCTACTGAGCAGCTTTCTGCCGAAGAGAAGCTCGCACAAGCTCAGCAGCAAGAGGAACAGCAAGCCAATACTCAGTCGCTCGATATGAATAACGGCGAGAATAAGGAAGAAAATAGGGCTGCTGATAATTCCCCAAGTGATGAGCAGAAAACCGCCCAGACCGCAAAAAATGCGGCTCAAACCAAGCCTAAAGCTCAGCCGATGGGTAAGCAGGAAATGCCTGATATATTTAAGCAACAGCAGTAGAATGATATATAGGAGAGGGAGAAATCTCTCTCCTATATATATAAAAGTATAGAATATGCAATTAATTACATTAGGTAGCGGAAGTTCTGGTAATGGGTATATCCTACAGAATGATGACGAAGCACTTATCATAGAATGCGGAATGCCCTTAAAAGATGCCGTAGAAGCACTTGGAGGAAATCTTAAAAAGGTTGTTGGTTGCTTGATTACTCATAGCCACGGCGACCACGCAGGGTTTATTCGTCAGTATGCACGACCTTTCAACATCTTTGCAACCAAAGGAACTTTGGAAGAAAAGAAGATTAAGGAAGAGGATTTTCATTACAATGCCATACCGATGCTTAAAGAGTTTCGTATTGGTAACTTCGTTATAAAGGCTTTCGATACTGTTCACGACACCAAAGAACCTTGCGGTTTTATCATTTATCATCCCGATATGGGAGATATGCTTTTTCTTACGGATAGCCATCATATCAAATATAAGTTATCTTTTCCGCTCGATTATATTCTTATCGAATGTAATCATACCGATTCGTTGGTTGAAAAGAGTATAAAAGAGGGCGTTATCCCTAAAAAAGTTGGCATCAGAGCAAAGGCTACTCACATGAGCTTACAAAGGTGCTTAAATTGCTTGAAGGAAAATAGATTAGAGAAAACAAAAGCAATTGTACTTATTCACATGAGTGCAAATAATGGCGATGCCGAATTATTCTCTTCTGAGGTAGCAAAAGCTACTGGTAAAGCGGTTCACGTTGCGAAGAAAGGATTCTCATTGGAGTTGATAAAATGAAAACTCTTGAAGAAATATCTTATTTGCATACCATAGAGCAGCTACGAGAAGAAGTTAGATTGCTTACAGAGGAAAATAAGTTATTGCGTAAATCAATAAAACGTTATTTGCATGAAGAAAGAAAATGAAGAGCCTTGTTGTGGTAATTGTATTTCGTTCTCTAATGAAAGTGTTTACGGAGAAGGCATTTGCTGCAACAAAGAAGAAGGTACAAATTGTTGGGATTGGTGTGATAAGCATAAATACAGATAATTATGGTAATAGAAGGAAAGCAAATAAATGAATGGATAGAACGTGCATTTAAAAACGCCGTTAGTCATGGTTGGCACGAAGAGAAAAAGCCAACAATCCATTGGTTAATGATGATTATAATCGAGGTATCCGAAGCGATACAAGCTGACCGCAAAGGCAGATGGATGGATGATTTAGATAAAAGCGGACTTAAATGTGTGCTTGCAAACGACCATCACGGAGGTTTGGTAGAACGTTTCTATAGACAAAACATAGATGGGAAAGTTGAGAGCGAGATTGCTGATATTTGTATTCGCCTGTTTGATTTTATGGGAGTAAACTACCTTAAAGTTAAATCGGATATAAAAATTCAACCATCATGCTATACCGATTTAACTTTTACTGGAGTAGCTTTCTGTGTAACAGAGCGTATTATTGATATTATTAATAATAAGAACAATAAAGTGACTTTGCTCTCTTGTTGTTTATATGCATTGGATAGTATTTTTGAATGGGCAGAAGCATTAAATATCGACCTCGTTCAACATATCAACTTAAAGATGCGCTATAACGAAACTCGTGAATATCATCACGGAGGCAAGAAGTACTAAAAAATAAGGCGGCTGCTCTTCACGAGTAACCGCCTTTGTTATCCTAACAATCTTTTACTTAAACATAACCTATTGAAAACTAAGAACAATCAAAAAATTTATGTCTTTTTCTTCTTTTTTGTCATCAAAATAATAATTCCTATTATGAAACCCACTACGAATATAGCTATATCTTTACCAAAATTTAAGAACATAGCATCTATTCTACTCATTGGTTTTTGTATATATATAGGATATGGCACAGAATCCTGTTTAATATTATCTAAGGAATCGATTTTGAGTCGATATTTGCTTAGACTATCCTTATATGCTTTGTAGCAAGAAATGCTGTCTCTAAGCTTTTGTACAAAGCTCTCAGAGTAGTTATGACTTTCGTAGTGATATTTATCTTTTCTTATTATATTTCCTTCTTTATCAACCGTTACAGAAGTGCTATCTCTGATATGGTTTGTTTCTGACTTGCTCGTTTCTTTCAGTTCACTCTGCTTTCTTTGATAAAGTTCGAGTGTTGCTAAAAATCGGGCATTGAATATCGAATCCAAGTTTGACCGCTTTTCTTTAACGTAAGTCTGTCGGGTAACCACCTTCGGGGTAGCCGTACATCCGATAACTATCTGCGTCATAAGAAACAGAAGCATTGAAATCGACAAACAATAAAACAAATCTCTAATCCTTTTCATAAGCTATGTTGTTATATTAAAGGCTTTCAAAGCTCTCTTCCAATATTTGGTTCTGCTCGTCAAGCCGTTAGTTCCACCATTAATTTTCTTTGTTATAGCAATAATGTCATTTTTGTCAGCTAAAGCATTCAGTCCTTTCATTAGCCAAAACCACATACCGCTTTTTACTGCTCCTCTCGGTTGCTCCAAGAGCTTTGGCTCTGCTACAACATCACCTTTGCAGTACTTTGAGTTCGTGTAAGCTTTATAATTCGCCCTTCCTGTTAAATGTAAAAAGCCACGACCTTTATATCTGTAGCCGTCACCTTTCTGGGTGTTACCCAACATCTTTGCGAGCTTACCAACCTCATATTTATGGCAGTAGTCAGCATTACCGATTTCTCGTAAATGTACCAACTCTGCGGTTTCGTGAGCCACTTGCGCAAGGAAATTAGCCATGCGTATAGGCGTACTGATATTGAAAGCATCTGCGTAATCGTTGATATAAGGAAGATATATATCAATCCTTTCTCCAGCATTCGGCATGATGGCTTTCATTTGTTCCTTTGTTACTTTCATTTTTTACCCTCCGTCGCTTTAAATCCTTCTTCTAAAGCATCGCCAACACCTTCGCTCTTAGATTTTGCAAGGGCTACGACAAAGGCTTTAACGAAGCCCGTTATTGTTTTCTTCTCGACCGACACACCACGAGCAAATAAGAAATGTCCTACTATGCTTGGGATTTCTATTCTTGCCGCAATAAATGCAGTAACAACCCATCCTCCCCATATATAATCAATATTGAGTGGCGGCAATAACGCTCTACCAAGTGCTACACCTACCATTATATAGATAAGGTAATCCACAAATTTATTTGCAGTTCTACGTCTCGCTCGTGATGCTCTGAATTCATATCTATCAGCAAGCAGAGGATTTTTGCTTTCTAAAGCATTTTTATGACGAAGGCTACTTTCTTCACAACCAAAGCGATAGTCAGCGATTATAAGTAGAACGATAGCAATAAGCATCCATCGGGTATCGAGTAACATACAACTCAACTCATCCCCGAATAGCATCATCCCTGCCGCTCTTGTACCTGTATTTCCTACTTGTCCTACCATATTTTATTTTTGATGCAAAGATAGCTTTTAAAAGTGAATATTTAAAGAAATAATGATATTGGCTGTAAACAAATAAAGAGAGACCTATTAAAAAGTCTCTCTTTAGGAATGATAAAACTGTATTTCTATTTTAAAAAGTACTCTCTTATATCATACACCCCATCCTTATCTTTAAGAAGGTCTAATGCTAATTTGTAAGCATATTTGGCAAGTTCTGTAGGTTCTACCAATGCAATAGAATCCTTGTTAAGGATAGATGCAATTGTTTCACCATGGTCACTTACAACCTGGTTCATTGCGACATATAAGGCATAATCATTATAATAAGGCTTATCTTCTAATGGATAACCGAGTTTCTCCATCACATCAAGCCAATTTTGTTTACTCCAAGTTGCTGGAGGATTCATTTCGTTTATAATCTCAGAAACCTCGTTTTTTGTTAGATAGTTCTTCCACTTGATTGCACACAACTCATCAAGATACTCTTGCGCCAACTCTGGGTGCTTTGCAGCCATATCCTTCATCATGCAGCGCATCGTGTTTCCGAATACGTGCATGTACTTTACGTTTGCTGATGAAGCCATCATTCCATACAGCTCATCAAACTTGCTCATAATGTCTTTTGCTTCCATATCTTATATATTTTTAAGCTATTATCAAATCTTTCAACTCTACAAAGTCCTCCTCTGTGAAGTTGATGCTTCGCTTGCTTCCAAATAGGATAGCAGTGGCAATTCCATCTGGCAGGTCAATAGACACAACTCCTTTGTCGATATGTCCGTGAATAAAACCCACATCGAATTTGTAATCTTCCACGGATTTTAGCATCTGCATCATATCTTCAAATATCGTGTTGGCATCTATGTTCCCGTTTTCATCGGCAATGAATAGGGTAGCGTTGTCAATGCTCTTGCCCCAGCTATCCTTGTGCTTTGCAATGATGTTATGTGAAGCTCGCTTCATATACACGGAAGGAATAGCCAATGCAGGGTTTTCCTTCACCATATCGCTAATTCTTGCGTCTGCCCACAAGTCAAGCGATGTAAGCAGTTTCTCTTTCAATTCTGTTACATTCATTTCTTAGTTCCTCCCTTCTTTGTCCCTTGAACCATAGCGAGATACTCTTGCCAAGTTTTGTCGCTATGATTTGTCATGTAGTCGTTAAGCATAGCAGATTTTTGTTCCTCTGCTTGCGCTACTTCTTTTCTCAAACGCTGCATCAAAGACAAATGTTTCTTCAATGCTTCCTGTCCTTGCTGAGTACTCTCAATGCGAGGGCGTATGATGCGCAATTCCTCGTCTTGTACGAGCTTTGACACATATTGCAAGCTATTGACGTATTCCTGATTTTGCATCAAGTACTGACGTTGTGCGCCTGTAAGATTGTCCTCAATCTTATCAATCTCATCCCAGAGTGGTGTGGGTGACTGCTGCGCTTGCATATTGATAGATGCTCGCTTCTGCTGTATCGCCTCATACATCTTCTGTAGCTCGGCATCCATCATCTGCGGCTGCTGCTGACTTGTACCCATATCCAATAATGGGCTGTTTCCGAAATTCATCATAATCAATATCTTTAAGTTGGTGATATATTATAGAGAGGTGAGAGGGCATCCGCCAACGAGGGCAAACACCCCTCACCAACTCATTTTTTCTTAGTCCTTTTTACAGACTTCCTTACTGCTCTGTTACGCTCCTGTAGTGGGAGTTGAAGGAGCGGTGCAATTACAGCCGTAACTGCCGTAACCAGTAACTACTGGCGTAGAAGGGAGCACAAGCTGACCATCAATCTTGCGGCAGCACTTCTCGTTCACGTAAGCCATCATCAGCTTCTCCTTGTAAGGAGTGAGGGCTTCCATAACGGCTACCTTCTTGTCGAGGTCGCTATACTTTGCTTGCAACGCATCGTACTGGTCTCTCTGATTCTTGTACAGACCGAAGTCCGCATCAACCTGAGACTTGTAAAGACCGAACTCAGCCTGCATTGCACGGCGGTTCTCGGCGTTGATAGCATCGTTAGCACCCTTATACATAGAGAACTTCTCAGCGATGTCTGTCTCTCGCATAGCGTAGAACTTGTTAGCGGTGTCGAGCTTCATACCGAACATGTAGGTAAGCAACTTCACCTCATCATCGCATTCCTTCTCCATGACCTGCAAGGCAGTTGGCTGATTTGAACTTGCGTTAGCCCCATAGGCGTTGATATTCACGTTCTCAGGCATATTGCTGCCACCGAGTGAACCAAACACACTGCGGTTGTTACCGCCAAGCAACCAAGCACCAGCACCGAGTGCTGTGCCGATGATACCAAGGGTAAGACCAGCATTACCTGTTGCCTTAGAAGCATAATCATCGTGCTTCTTTCCCTCTTCGTAGATTTTCTTCTCTACTACTTTTGCATCTGTCATCTCCATGATACAATCTTTTTAAGTTATCCTTAATATTAACTAACACTATTGTAACGTTACTGATGCAAAGGTACAAAGAATAGGGGAGAGCAAATATAACTCTATCACACTTTCTTTTAGTGGTTGATTATCAGTAGTTTAAGGTGATAGTAGGTAGTGTCATAAATAACAAAAAAGAGAGGTAATCACTTACCTCTCTTGCTTTTTATGTAGTGTAGTATATCCCACTTCTTCCAATATCGGGAGTGCCCACGCTTCTTGCATTCTCCGTTCGGAATATCGCCCCTTGCAACCATACGATTGAGTGTAGCATCAGAAACGTGCAGCCTCTCCTTGACCTCCTCGGTGCTCAACATAGGGTTAAGAGCATACGGCAGATAGTTCTCACAAAGGTCTTCTATCTCATCGCTGCTCATTCCGCAAGCAGTTACCTTCTCCCCTCTCTTCTCTTGCTCGTCTGCTCGAAAGCAAGAGTCAGACAACGATTTTAATAACACTCCCAAGGTGTGATAACCAAATAACTTTCCCATATCATTATAATCTAGAGATTAAACTTTGACAGCCCTTGCCTGAGAAATACTTATCGGCAAAACCATATACATAAAATATAATGGTCATTACAAGTATTACAACATTAGCTTCCACCATTTCGTTGGTGGTAAAAACATTCCAGTATACGATATGAATAGCATTTATCCCAAATAGGTAGATGATCATCGGAATACGCCATCTGTAGCAGAGCCAAAAGAATCTGCTCGCAATTATAAGCACAAGCGGATGGATGTAAACGGAAAAATAGATAAATGCTGCCGATACCCAATTCTCCTTAAACCATACGCACATTTCTTTTTCATGAGACGCAAATGTTACCATGCATGCAATATGAAAAAGCATGATAAACAGAGGCATCACTTCACAATAATGCTTGAACCAAGTGAGTAGCTTCACGCTGTAGCCTCTACCTGCAAGGATAATTACGTTAATCATTTCGCTAACGTCCATACCCTTAAACATTACTCTTGACAACTGTACAACACCGACTGATTGAACTAACCGATGGACTTCATCTTCTTCCTCTTTAGTCATAAATTCTTCTCCTTTTGTTTTTGTGTTTATTATTTATTCTTAGTTCCTCATTCTTAATAATAAGGAAAATGATGTAAAAATAAACAATTTTTGCTCAAAATGAATAATTTTGGGCAACTTTTTAGAGTTAAACTTTGCTAAAGTAACAATCTGAAAGTTATGTTACCAATTTTTTTGTTACCAAAATGGCATAAAATGGTAACAAGAAAGGCGGCTACATGTAGTAAACCGCCTTGTCTTTCTACAATACATAAGTAAGCCATCTATAACGCTTCCTACAAAAAATGTGGTTATAACCGCTTTTTAACGGCATTATAACCACATTATTATTATATATCCTCATTATTATATATCCTTATACTCCGACTTAGCATCAAAGCAAGGACACCACTTTTTCCATTTTCTGCTGTCACTTCCCCATATATCCCTGTGACCCATGATGGTTGCGTGAGGATATTGACGATGCAACTCTACAAGTAACGACCTCAGAGCTACCTTCTGAGCCTTAGTTCTGTTGTCGATAGGCTTACCTTTGCTATCAATACCGCCCACGTATGCAATATTGATAGCGGTCGAATTGTAGCCATACACCCCATTACTAACATTCTTGAAGTCAAGCAACTGATGCACAATGCCATCCGCAGTCACTACCTTGTGATAACCGGGATTTTTCCAACCTTTCGCCTTAAACTCTGCCAGCAGTTCCTTAACTCCCCACTTCTGAGAAGAAGCAGTGCAATGAACAAAAATTCTTTTTATCTGTCTCATAATAATGAATCTAAAATTAAGTAATTAATAATACTACCGAGTAAGATTACTACGGAATACCTCACAATATCTTCCCACTCGAACTTAGACAAATTGTAGTGCTTGTACTGGTATATCTCTCTGCCTACCATTATCGGCAAGGCAAGCAGACCTACCAATATGCTTACCAGCAGCCAACAAGCAAGACCAATCCAGTCTCGCTTGTTGAGTTTGAATAAATTTTTCATAGCGCAAAAATCCAGTAAGTCAAATATACGTCTAAGAATGCCGCCAACTCTGCCCAGTAATACCCAACGGAATCCGGCTTTTTAGCTGGATGGAAATAGATGATGAGCACCGCAATAGCTAACAATAGGGTAGGAGCGAGATTAACACTCGAACACCATCCTACACATCCGATAGCCGCTGTGATAGCTGCTGCTTTATGTATTGCATGTTCTGCATTATCAAGATAATGAGGAACAAAACCCACAAACATCAGTCCTGCGCACCCGAGGAACGCGAGGAACTGAATACCTTTACCCGAGTCGAGGAGAGAAACAAGCATAAGCAAGGCACTCGCAAACATGACGAGCGTGAACACCCAGCCATAGTTTCGCTTATGCTTATCGCCTATCACTTCGCTACCCGTGCATTTCTGCAACTGGTAATACACATCACTCATCATGTCGGGAATGCCGAACCGCATGGCTGCGAGCAAGAGAAATCCTGCCCACAGAAGGAAAGAAATAATACTTAATACATACATAATCTTTAGAATTTAAATTAGTTACACGTTGCTACCATTTTATCGACGTCAACAAAATGGTATTACCATTTTCGTGACATCAGGAATATGGTGCTATCATTTTCCCGATAATGGGAAAATGATATTATTACACACTCATCTCAAGCATCTTCGGATAGCCAGCCTTATAGTCGTAGGCTTCCACCTCTTCGATGGTCGTCAGTTCGTTTACTGCTGCCTTATGACTTGCCGTCACATTGAAGCATTCCAGGGCATACATCTCAAGCGCAGAGAGTAACTGAATAGCCTTATCACAATCCACCACCAGTTTCAGTCCTCCAAGCCACAGAGTTGTCGTTTCTTGGCCTGCTGCCTTAGCAATGGTAGTTGAGTTCATCAATCCTACACGTGTCGCCTTGTCGAGCCACACCAGTAACCCATTCAACACAAAGCCGTTCACCTTGTCCGATGTGTCGTAGGCTGTTATCTCGGCTATCTTGTCAACCTTTGCCTGTTTAAGTTTTAAGGCATCCATCTTAGCCGAAAACTCAGTAAATGCCTTCTGTACCCCGTTTTCATCGTACTCACCGATAGGCACGGTACACTCGTAGCATTCGTACGCTCCCATCTTCTCGTCAAGCACAGCAGCAAGATGACGAACCATCATTCCTCCGTGCTCATACTTTTCATTAAAATCGCCTTTAGGGATAAAGGCTTTGATAAAATTAATTTTCTCCATAATCTTTTACGTTTTATATTTATTCATTATTCTAATTTTCTTCATATTGACACAGAAAACTCTGTTCTTATAGGGCATCATCGCCCATGTCTTACGCCTGATATTATAGGTGTTGTAATGCACAAGTACACCCATCAGACTATTGATACGACTCACATACCTCTGTAAGACTTCGCTTTTCGGGTCAGATTCTATCCCAAACCTATCAATCACGTCATACAGATGTTCTATCGTTCGCAAGTTTGGAAGCATCCTGCCTGGGCGAATTAATGCGCCTGTAAACCTTACTCCGCTTGCTGCCCTCTGAAGGCTAACCTTATGAGGATGCAACGTAAGACCAAGCTCTTCCAACAGATAGCTCCTTGCCTCTTGCAGAATATTCAGAAGTAGCTTTTCATCCCTACTGATAACCAGGAAATCATCTACATATCTGCCATATCCACCATCTTTGCCCACTCGCTCTATCATCAGTTTATCGAATTGAGATAGCAAGAGATTGGCAAGAAGTTGTGACGGTAGGTTGCCGATAGGGAGTCCCTTGCCCTCACCGCATGTAAAGAGCGACTTGTTAGCAGGAAGCTTATCCCACAAACTCAAATCGCCTACTCGGACACAGTTTTTTGTCGGGTCATGCAAGACAACTTTCTTCCATAACCACAGCCACCATTCCATATCACTTCCATGATACTTTTTTCTGATAACTTTCTCAAGGAGGCTATAAAGGAGCGCGCGATTGATGCTCATGAAGAAGCCCTGTAAATCACCTCTCAATATCCATGCTTCCTTAGTATAGTTATCGCTCACTCGCTTTATTTGCTTCTTGACATCAGCGATACCGTAATCAGTACCCTTACCCTTACGGCAGGCATACGCCTTATCTGTCATTTCGCCTTCGAGTATATCCGTGAACTTGATAGCAAGCAGATGGTGAATGATGCGGTCACGGAAGTCTGCGCAAAACACCTCCCGAAGCTTTGGTCTCGTCACACAGAATGCCTTACTTTTACTTATCTCGTATGACATCGAATTTAATTCGACATACAGTTGATAATTATTCGCAATATAATTCATCTGGTATTCGATACAGCCCGGTGTCGAACCTTTATGCTTACAGCAGTCATAATAGGCGGCATACACCTCTTCTATCGTAACATACTCTTTCTCAAATTTCATATCCCTTAAAAAATAGCAAATACAGAGGCATTCGCCACTGTTGGATAATCGTAAACCGGCAGGACCACGTTACTGTTCCACTTGTTGTTGTTGTTTGCACTACTACTGTAGTTCCAAGCGTTCGTAGCGCTGTTCTGCGTATCTCGGTACATTCTCTGTTTTCCAGTCTGTTCACTTCTCACATAAGTGAGTTGCGTGATTGTACCCCTTGTCACATTCAGTGACGACACTCTTGCATTGTCGTTGACTCTGCAATTCTCGCCTTTGCGCTTCCGCTCAGACTTCCGCCAGCCATACACCTCCTTCAGTACCTTGTCTGACATCATATTAAGGTTGGTTGCCTGTTTCTTGTTTAAGAACTCGGCATCCGTGAGGAGGCTGATTCTTGACTTGACTTCCGACATAAGCAGAATATAATCGTGCATACGCTCCTCTCTATTCTCCCAACTTTCGTTAATTCTCCTAACCAAGTCAAGAGCTGTACAAGACTTGACGACCGCTTCATTGTAGGTTGTAAACCTGACGGTTCTACTCACGCTATTGCTATACCTGAGTAATATCTTGCACAAGAGTAGCGTATCTTTATATATGTACAAATCCTCTGCAAATGCCATTTTTTAAGGGAATGAAATTAAAAATTGCTCTTATATCCCTCCCTGCTCATTGCTCGCCGCTTGCTCGCTGCTTGCATGGAGAGAGGAAGAGATTTTGAAGAGATAAAGAGATTAACAAGCGTAAACCGGCAGGACCACGAAACTGAGCCACTTGAGGTTGAAGTTTGCACTACTACTGAAGAACCAAGCGTACGTAGCGCTGTCCTGCGTAGAAGTCCATCTGTATCTCTTCATCACAAAGTCGTAATAATTAGTAGCTACTTCCTCGCCATACAGGGTCTCCAGCACCTGCTTGATGATACCGATATTAGCTACATGTACGTATTCCTGACCTACCGACATGATGAAACCATGAAGTTCTTCACCACCGATTGTGAATATCTGTTCATACGCATAATCAAAAGCAGGCACAGATAAACTTCGCTCCTGAGCCTCCTGTCTGATAAGGTATGATGAAGATTCTCCGTTGTAGTAATTCGCATCTTTTACATTATTACCATTCAGGGCGATAGAATCGAACTGTAAGTTCTGTGTACACCATTGTTTGCTGACCAACTGCGACACGTTCTTAATGTCACTTGTACGAATGCAGAAAGTGCCATGATTGATAGATAATGAGGCATCCGCCACTTTGATAGCTACCGCATCATCAGAGCTCTTACCTGCTGCCACCCAGTCCTCGATGTAATATTCGTTTTTGTTTGCATCTACTACAAAAATACCCGCCTTAAACTGATAGAATCTGTAGTCGATAAGTCTCTGGGGAACATTCGCTGTATTAGTTCTTGAATTTTTGTTAAAGCTAACGTTATAGCCATCCTGATTATCAATTCTTACAGTATATTCCTTCTTATATGGTACGAATACCGTTACCTGACCTTTTGCATCCGTCTGATAGGTGGTAGCCTTTCTATCAACAGTCACGATAACAGGAATACCTTCCCATGCCGTCCCCACGTTATCATCGTATTTAGTAGCCGTGATAATCACCTTCTCCATACTATCCTCATCGTATGGCAGATACTCCACATTGATATTACGGCTACCCAATACTGCTGTATAGCCTTGAGGAGCGATAGGCTGCGCATTGCCATACTCAGGAAACGTCACCTGATAATAGTTACCTCTGTCGATAGTGAAGGTCGCCTTACCCTCTGTATCTGTTGTATAGGTCTGGGGGGTCTTGCCGTTATTCAAGAATACATTAATCTTAATGCCAGCTACCTTGATGGATTCCACGGAAGAGGCGATGGTGACGGTCACTTCCTCATTCGTATTAATAACATCTACAGACTTGGTTTCTCCGTTTCTGTCAGTCACCTTGACGGTAGAGCCTTCAAGGATGACGTTACACTTCTCTGCCCCAGAAGCAGCGTTCTCTGCCTTGGTCTTAGCTACGGTAGCGTCAGAAGCAGCATCGTTTGCTGCCTTTGTAGCATTCTCACAATCCACCTTAGTCTGACCAAGTGTTGCAATAGCATCAGTAGCAGGTTTTTGTAGCTCCTTGATTTGCTCTGCCGTGAAGTCAGCGTAAGAAAATGAATCACCCTTATCGCCTTTCCGTCCTTGCGGAATAGCGAAGTTAATGACGTATTTGGGGTTTCCTTGCTCATCCATACCGTCGCTGGTCATGGCTACACTAGCCTTCTCGCTAGGAAGTAGGGTGGTAATCGTTCCGATGGAGATTTGAGGTGTCTTGCCAGCAAATCCACGGAAACCGCTCATATCAACAAGGTAATGGTAATATTTTGTACCATCCTCGTTCTTGTCTATGAGGTACAGCTTCGCATTGTCCTCATCCTCTGTATCGTCGGTATTGATGATAACATAATCATACAGGTCGAAGTTATTTATGTCCGTAGTCTCCATTTCTTCAACCGACTTAAAGACAAAGGCTGGTTTGCTAGGCTGCGCCTTCAAGTTCACATCCGTCTTGTCGTAACTCTGCGTGTCAGGATTCCACTTGTAATAGAAACCATCGCTATCAGCATAAGGAGGGTGGGAATAAGTAGATAAAGCCTTTTCGGTTGCGTTGTCAGCGGCTTCCTTGGATGCAGAGAAATCTTCCTCTCTCTTGGTCTCAGCCTTGCTACGTGCGCTTTCAGCCTTGATACGTGCATCCTCATCTGACTTACGAACGTCCTCGTTACCCTTGCGCTCATTCTCTTGCAAGACACGCAACTTCTCGGCATTGTTCCTTAATGTTTCAGCATTGACACGCTTCGTCTCGTTATCCTTTCGGGTAAGTTCATTTGCCTGTCGCTCAATCTCGATTTTAGTGCGTGCATCTTCCGCTCTTGCACGGTCGGATTCTGCACTTACACGACTGACCTCTGCCTTCATGCGAGCATCCTCAGCAGATACTCTCGTCTGTTCGGCAGATACTCGCTCGGACTCGGCAGATACTCGTTGCGTCTCTGCTTCTTTTCTCGCTTCCTCGTTAATATTGAGGGTATCGTTTGTTTCCTTGTTGTTTTTCAAAGCCTCGTTAGCCTTATTAATGAGGTCACTCAACTCCACGGAAGGAGGGAGGATAACCATAGCGGTATCCATCTCCACGCTGTTGTCGCCCTCGTCAGTCTCAACAAACTCGGTATCGGCATCGGCATTCTTGGCTACGATGGAAAACTGAGGGTATTCGCTGCTTCGCCAGTCATTGCCGAATATCTTACCCCTTACCTCGATGGCATAAGTGCCAAGGCTCATCTTGTCACCCTCTACTCTCGCAAGGATAACATTGTCCTCCTTTACGTCAATTTCAAACGCAAGAGGGATGCGTCTGAATTGATTACAAACCTGTACCACCACATCTGTACAGGCTGGCAGAGGAAAAGTCTGTGGTCGCCCCTCTACCATCTTCATCACTGGTATCTTCAGTGTGAAGTCGTTACCTTTTACTATTTTTTTCATAAACTTATGATATTTATTAAAATCATGGTTTATAATTCATCCATTGTAACTGCCATGCGCCACTAGCATAAACAAAGATATTAAACTGACCCGTCATTCCCGAGAAGAATTTATTGTTTCTGTCTCTTGTGTAACCGCCACAATATATCTTAACGTCATTAGAAGGAGGAATGATATATACCCTGCCATTAGAACCCTGTATGATTATCAGTGTCTGTCCATCAACAGGATTGACCGGAAGAGTTAACGTCATATCACTATTATTTGAGCAATAAACTACTCCGATGCCGTTTGGTATTTGCCGGTCCTTATAAATGTCCGTTGCGTTCGGAGCAAACACTCCTCGTATAGCCGCATTAGTCTGTATTGCCGTGCGCTCTCCACTGCTACCCTCTGGTTTAACAACCTTGATGGCGAAAGCAGGGTCATCCTGCAAGGTTTTGACTGAATAAATGTAAGCGGCTGGCTTGAGTTCTGAATAAGATAAAGAGTATTTCAAGTCAACTGGCAGGAGGGTTCTGCTACACGAGCCCGTATCACCCGAACATACGTATCTCGCTGCCGCACCGACAAAGAAATAATTCTTGTTTCCACCAGAAATATTACAGTCATCCCATTCCGTGAATTGATACCCAAGTCGCATATATGCAGAATTATCAGGACTACCTTGCCTAACGAACATTGGCTTATACATCAAGAAGCTACCCGCGTCGAATGCTTCCGTTTTACCATCCGGGAACATGTAGCCACCACTGTATTGAATAGCATCACCACCGATAGTGTATTGGTCTCTATCATCTTTCTTAGCTGTGCGTATCTCGAAGATTCCAAGTTGACTATTACCTGTTACTTTGAGACTTGTCGCCTCCAAATTCTGAGCTTTAATACCTCTCGCCACGACTTCATCGGCTTTTATCAGCCCTGCCGATATAGTACCAGTATTATTGTCGATAAGCACGGTATCGTTTGCATCAGTCTTGTTCTTCTTGATGTGTACCTGATTGCCGTAAAGCGTGACAGATTCAGAGTCAACAACAATACCCGCTGCCTTCAGACTCGCCTTATCCACAAGCTCACTTTTGCGCTCGGTGTACTCCGTCATGGTCGCACCCTCCTCCAGCTTGGGTTGAGCTACATAGACGTTTGTGCCGATTACTGCTCTCATTAATATATCAGTAGGCAGTGGAGAATCCGTCAATACACGGAAATGCACCCAGTATCGTTTCCACCCCGATGATAGGGTAAAATTCGATGCTCCGTCGGCGGCGTTGTTCGTCACATACCCTTGGTTGTTCTCCGAGTAGATGCTGGATGTGTTGTTCGCACTACAATAGAGATAACAGGTCATCCTACCGCTGCCATTTGCCAAGAACGACAAGAGATAGTCTTTTCCTTTCTGGAATGACACATTGCCGCCAGACGTGGTTCCCCATCTCAATATCTCCTTGTAAGACGAGCCGCTGCTGTTGTCCGCATGGGCTACGGCACTATCGTACCCATATCCTTGCGAGATAATGGTGCTTTCGCTTACGTCGTTAAGATTTCCGCCCACAGTCAGCGTCCTCGTATTATCGAGTAAGTTTCCTCCCACATAGTCGTAATCCTGTTCCGATAGCGTCCAGCCATTATAATCACCTTCTTCGAGCATAGGCTTGCAGATGTAGGCATCCTGCAAGGTGTAGTTTGTTGCTCTCGCAAAGATGTTGACCTCTACATACTCATAGGATGCGGAGGAAGGAACCTCGATGTTTACCTTAAACTGCGTCCAAGTGTTGCTTTTCGTCGCTTGCTGCGTCGTTAAGAATCCTTTAGGACCAGTATAACCAGCAGGTCGGGAATTGTCGGTTGCGCTCCCTTGCCATATCAGTTCCGATATAAATTTGACATAGCCAGAGTTGTACGCCTTCGCCCAGAAGGACAAAGTGTAGCTCTTGCCTTTCTTTAGCTTGATGTTGCCTTGTGAAGAAGACGTGCCTACCCATCGGAAACCGCACATGTAATATGAATTAGTTCCCGTCTGCTTGGTTCGGCAATGTATTGCATTCACGCCCTCGTGTCCGCTGTTTATCTCTATGGATTCACAAGGAAGATTGTTATAGTAATCACCACTCATGAACGTCCATCCTTCGCCCTGTCTTCTCGCCGCACTACCTATAAGTAGGTTTCTCCTGCCGATAGCCTTTTCGCTCACCGAGAGTGAGATTTCCCTTGCTGTCTGCGTAATTTCAGCCTTAAACTCGTTGAGGTCAAAGCTATCCATCTTGTTATCCACCTTGTTGCCGACCTCCGTTAAGGTGTTGGAGAATCGCTTGTTGGTGTTGACCATCTGACCAGCGAACTTGGCAACGTTGACCTGCACGTCCACATGAGCCGTGACGGTTGCAGAAGCATTCGTGAGAATAAACTCCAAAAAACCGTTAGTCTTGGATATTGTACTTTCGTTTCCCTCTGTATCAGTGACAACCTGTGTTTCTATTTCAGTCACCTGTATCTCTAACGGAGACGTATTCAAGTCCTTCAGACTACCGTTGCAATTATAATAGTTGCTTGGAAGTCTGTCATACTTTGAGAACTGCTTAGAGACATCCTTGTCGCCTTGATACACTCGTATCGTCGCAGTCTTCTTGTCACCAAGGGATGACTCAGCAACTTTTCCGTAGTCGTCAGTGTCGAAGATGAGCACCGATGGAGAAACCACGACTCTGTAGGCATCTTCACCTGTTATCTTCACAGGTTCTGACCAAGGAAGTACAGCCTTTCCGTCTTTCAAAGTGGCTTGGCTCATCCACACCGTTGATGGTAAGGTGACAAGATTGTCGGATAGGTCAAAGCGGAATAAGCCGTAGTCTCCGTTGCTATTACCGCTGACGTCCTTACAATAGGAGACATAGAAAAAATGCTGTCCTGTCGTAGTGACGTGGTAAGAATATGAAGTTTCTATTCCGTTACCTGATATATCTGCTACACCCGTCTTCCTAAGGCTGCTTGAACCTGTTATCTCCGTATCAAGTGCATGAACTTGAACGAAGTCATAGTTACCTTCGGAATAAGCCTTGATGGTAACTTTAACGTCCGAATTATCTACATTCGTAGTAAATGATACTTTCATTATTGCCCATCCGTAGTTATCAGACAGCCCAGAAGGAGACTTCTTCCACGAATTACCACCTTCTGTCACGTCAGTCCAGCTTTTAGATGTAGAATCAACAAACGAACTGGCGCCATTATCAAAGCTTCCGTAGCTGATATTATCCACCTTGAGATAAGACCCACCTTTCTGAGGTGTGCGAGACCATCCGTCAGATAATTGGGACAAGTCTTCAACAGTTGGTTTTGAAGGGCGAGACGTAGCATTTTTGTACGCCATTACGACACCCTCACCACTCTGACCAAGAGAGAAGTTGGCAGAAGCAACGATATTATCACCGATATACATAACGACAGTAATAACAGACTTTCCAGTCCAAGCATCCTCATAATTCAAATAGCCGAAGTAATCATTTCCGCTATTTATCCAATCTGTCATATTATCGCTACGCTCACCATCAATATAGCATTTTACAGAAGCCGAATCACCAAAAGTCGCAATGTTTCCAGAAACGGTACTCTTACTGCCTTCCTGCTTACGGAAACTAACAGTTACAGCGGATTGATTGCTATGACCTGCGATTGTTCTCAATTCCTTCATAAGGCTCACGGAATAGCTAACTGCATCATCACCTTTCTCGCCTTTGCCACCAGAAAGGACTTTTTTCCAGTTAGATGAACCCTCGGAAGGCTTGTCAGCGACATCAACCCCTGAATTAGCAACACACACCCATACGGCGTTATTGTAATTTACTTGGTCGTTCTTATGATAGGTATTGTTTTCTTCCCAGTCACCACGATAGTTGATGATGTTGATAGTACTGCCATCATCCGAAATCCATTCAAAGCGTGATGAGTTGATTTTCGTTCCACCTTTTGGTGAAGTCTCAAATACCGACAGAGATACCTCTTTATCACTACCATTCACGCTTTTAGTGATAGTATGCTTATACTCAGAGATATTAGCATAACAAGCGATACGAGGAGCATATTCGCCAGTTGTCTCTAAGATAATCACGTTCTGTCTGTCTGTCTTGTCATACTCACCGTGTTCATTACGATGTCTGTTACCGTCAAGCACAATAGTATCGCCAGCCGAAGGAATGTCTCTCGTCTCCAAAGGTGCAGGGTTAGAGCCATTGTAACCCACACTAAACTCATCGTCGTAACCATCAATGTCACCACAATGCTTACCTATCACAATCCAAGCAAACGCCTGTCCATCGTACAATTCCACCTGTACTTCTTTCGTCTGCTCGTTGCCATCCTCATCAAGGTAAGTTTCCAGCTTCGTGCCGTATATCTTCTCATTTTGTGTAGATACACCACCATCAGGGATAGTACGCCAATAGCTCTTATTACTTACATCACTATATGTTCCTCCAGCCGCAATCTCTCCAATAGTCTGACAGCGCACTTGGTCGCCCTCCTGCCAGTAATTCATTGTAGCAGTAGTTCCGTTGTCAGCTAAGAGGTAGCATTTCCAACCAACACATTCCACATCATCCTCAGTCGTTTTCACCCAAGTTGTCACACCACCATCAGATACCAATTTCTTGACAGGCACAACTCTGACAAGCTTACTTCCTGCTCCAGATAAATAGATGTTGCCCCCCGAATAAGACAGCTTGCGTATCTCTAATTCGTGGAATATCGCCTTACCCCAAATTGTGAGGTTGGTGAAAAACGCATGATACTTGCCGTTCTTCTCCTTTTCGACAGAGAAGCCTTGTTCAGCCGCATTATCGTAATCGAGAGACTTGATAGCGCTAAATACCGCCTCGCCAAGCTCCGTAATCTTAGCGCTGTTGCCGAACGTCGCTCCCATCGCCAAATCTGCAAGAGCTTTGGCAACAAGACCTTTAATAAAGGTTATCTTGCCATTTGCGGTGTCATCAAAAAGCTTTGAAACAAAATAGCCAGTACCATATTTACCGATAAGATTCTTTAATTGCGAGGTTGTATAATTTCCACCGCCCCCTGAACCAGAGCCACCTGATGCAATTATCTCCTTTACATCTTCTTTAAGCTGTGCCGTATTACCTTTGATAACCTCATTTCCTACCGTGATTTCTTGCACAAATTCAAAATCGATATTCGTAGTAATCTTTTGAGCACGAGTATTAAGCTGATAGCCGTTTCCGTCATCATACACAACCTTCTGACCAATCTGTAAGCAAGGATTCTTTGCTTCAAATACTTGCGGATAAGACTTAACTGAATAGTTATTCAAGTCGGAAAGCAACCTTTTTATTTCCTTCATTGCAGCATCTAAAAGCCTTTTTTGAGCATCTTCTGTATAAATACTCTCTGTCATTGCGATATTGTAAAGCACAGTAATATTACACTTGTAAGATGGCAGACTTTCGCCTTTCGGAATTATCATATCTTTTGCATTCGTAGGTATGATAAGGTCATTATCCTCCTGATAGATAATCTCAAAATCACCAGCCAGAACTGCAAAATTAGAGCTATCAACATCGTCTGTCGTATGAGTAGATGATGCTTCTTTGTGATATGTAAGCTCAAAGCCTACATAATCACCATTAGTTCCACGACCTGCAAGAGGAGTAGATAATGCTCCTTCATTAAAATTCGCCTCAAAGGAGCATCCGATATTCTTGCCATTAATAAGCAAATCATCGGTTACCTCAAAGTCGTACCAATAATGAGTAACACCATTGTCAACAGTTGTATTAACAAGCTTCTTGTCTGCTATCTTTTCGGTTGTTGGATAAGCCATACGAACATACCATACAGTAAACGTTTTATATGTCTTTACTGACCCGTCAGCATTATACGTAAGAGGTATTTTATTTCCATCTTGTAACACATATTTTTCCCTCCCTCGCACATTATACACATAAGTATTAAGCGAAGGGTATATCTGAGCAAAATTGAGTATCTTAATAAAAAGTTGCTCATTCTTATTCTGTCTCATATCGATAGTAGAGAACTCGTCAATAGAATAAGAAAGCTTCTTTCCGTCAATTTCTGTTGTTCCACTACCTTTAGATAGTTGCAATTTTATATCCGAAGAAGAAATATTTTCCCCCTTATCGTTAACTTGTGTAATATTGCGAGTGCCGCCAAACACAGCAAAAGCGTTATAGTAATCCTCCTTGCTATTAGTAATAGAAGGAATACCTACATTTTCTCCGACCTTTAATGTAACGATAGGTAAATCATCACGAAGCACATTACCGATATGTATAGTTTCGTTATCGTAATCAATATGCCATTCACAATTATCTCCGATAGCATTTGTGATAGCCGTAAGCGCTGACATAAAATCATTATCGCTAAAGGATACATTAATAGCATTCGTATTAGTTATGTCGTAATTGATTACCCATCCTGCGTTACCGAATTTAAGCTCATTATTCAAAAAATCTTTGAGCCTATCGGCTATCGTAACCATTGTTCCGAAGAAATCGAAGTCATATTGCTTTATAACTTCATTCTTTGAGTTTCTTGTGCGAATAAAGAAAGGCTTTTTAGAAAGAACCATCTTCTGGTGCTGAAACTCTGGCGTATATTTCCAAGACATTTCGTCGCTCTGTGTAGGCTCGTAAGATTCCAAGAGAAGAAACTGACGGGTAACTTCTCTTACTTTATCAATCTTGTATTTATGTACAATGTATGCTCCAGCAGGCAAGATAACCTTTTCAGCACTATTCCATGAGAGGGAGATATAATCTGATTTAGATAATTCTTCCACTCTAATAGCCGAGCTGGTTATCTCTGCTTGCATAAGCACTTTACCGTTCACATCATAGATATTAATCATAACTTTTCTCTATCATTTGGATTAGACTCTGTCAATTTAAGGACAAATTTACCTTTTTTTAATCCATAATCGCCAAATTGTGAGCATTGTGAATAAACAAGTTTAAAGACCCTCTTTAAACAGGGAACTTTTAGACAAAATTGCCCCGAATATGCAATTGTGTCAAGGAATGTTTCGTATTTTGCGAGATAATCCTCTTCCGAAGAACCTTCCAAGAAGAAAGATATACTTACATCACGCTTTGCTTTCTTTGCATACTTTTTCGTAGCAATAATGCTTTCTCCATGTTCCAATCTGCTATCATTCGTTACATAGCTTTTAACAGATGTCGGAGTTAATAATGCCTCTCTCCATCCTTTAATAAGCGTTACTCCGAAAGTATCAAGGTCAGCGTAGGCTGTATCAGCCTCGCCAACCATTTTTATAAATGCCTGATTCTTCATGCTTTAATAATTTTCCTTCATTAATTTATACATACTTGCGATGTCTTCACGAATAAGAATAATTGGTGCAGTATTCTTATTTATCGCCTCCAGTTGTTCCAACCCTTGATACTGAATATCTCTCATTTCTGAGATATTGTTTGCTGTCTGTTCTGCGAAGATACGCAAGGAAGAAATATCAACAGATATTTGCTTTCTTGTCTCATTACCCACCTCGATAGCAGATTGAACAGCATAGCCGATACCGATAAGGCTGCTCGCTTGGTCTGCGGTGATAGCCTCAATACCCTTGCCCGTTGCCGTTTGTTGAGACTGAGAGCTTTCGCCAGTATAGCCAGTAATCTTTGCCCAATAATCACGTTGTTCGATACCCTTCTTTACTAAATCGTCATACTCTTTTTTGAGGTTATCAATATCATCTTTTGATAAATTACCCTCTTGCATCTTTGCTCCCCATTTTTCGTACAACTTTTTTAAGTCAGTATTAAGGAGGTTCTCCAAATCATAGCGCAAGACGGACTTTTGCATCATTTCACTAAAGTCGTTTGCAAAATCTTCGGCATTCTTTTCCATATCCATCAGATTAGAGACGAAATCATCTTTCATTGATGAAAAAGAAACCTGTGTCAAACTTTCATTTATTTGGTCTGTGAGTTCTTGCAACTTATCGGCTTGGTCGATATAATCATCCAGTTTATCTGTTAATCTACTACCGTAGCCGCCCTTACCTGTGTTTTTGATACGTTCCCAAATATCAATCGCACCTCCACGAAGTTTCTTCATTTCTTCGGGTGATAAGTCCCAAAGGTTACCGCTAAAATCATTTCTACCAGTAATCTCCTTTATTCGACTTATTTCTTCGCTCGAAAAACCGCCCCAATACTTATTCCAAGAACCGTGTGCGCCATGATAACCAGCCTGTTCTTGTGCTATCTTTTTGTAGTTCTCATTTTGCTCTTCCTGTAACTTGTAAGCTTCTTTGTACGCTTCAACAGACTTCGCGCCACTGCTATTCTTCATCGTGTCGTTTAAGTCATCTATTGATTGTTGCAAACTCTTATTTCTGTCTGAAAGGTTGTTGATTGCTTCCTCTACCTTTTCTGCGTTTGAGTTTTCAAACCATGCGCTCGGACCTTTCGAGGATAAAGCACCAAATGACAGAACACTTCCCAGCTTTCCAATAACATTATCAATAATTCCACCAATACCGTTAATGAGTGATTCTCCGATTTGCTCCATAAATTTGCCGCTCAATAAATTATCAAGCAAACCATTTATAGCTCCCAAAACGCTATCTATCAACCCACCAACAATACCACCGATTCCTTGCTCTGCGATTGTATCAAGCAAAGTAAGAACTGCTCCGATAATCTGAGATATTAAGTCAGATTTGCCTGCAAATGCTTTACCAAGTACCTTTCCTACCGTGTCGGTAACTGCTTGTGTTGCCTTACCACCATTCACTTTTTTATCAAAATCCACGAAAGAGTTCCATACGTTAGAAATAGAACCGCTTTTCATATTGTTTAAAAGCGCATCAAGCGAATTTAAAGTACCGCTAAGTTTCTGCGCTGAGTCTGTTACGTTGCTTTGTGCGCCTACGAGGTTGGCATCAGCATCTGCCAAGGCTTTTCTGTTGTTGTCATTCTCTATCTGCGCATTTCCGAGTTTTCCCTTTGCATCAAGCTTTTGCATATCGTTTCCGCTCTTCATCGCATTTTCATAGGCTTCCTGTGCTTCTGCCAAATTCTTACTTGATACATTGAGTTTTTCCTCTGCTTCGTTTCTCTTCTTTAACTTCTGATTATAGTCATTAATCAGCTTGCCAAGTTGTGAGAAATTAATATCTTTCCACTTGCTTGTGCCGTACTGATTGGATAACTCATTCATACGGGAAAGAAAATCCTTTTGCTCATTGATAGGCTTTGCCTTGAAAGTGTCCGTTTTTGAAAAAGCCTTCATGTTTTTCAAAATATCGTCCATCTGCTCTCTCAGAATAACACCAAAATCTCCAAACACCTTAGTGTAGTCAATTCTGCTTTCTATCTCTTTTGCTTTCGTATCGCCAATTTGCTTTTGCTTCTCAGCTTGCAAAGACTTTACTTTATATGTGTCGCCCTGCGATTCTGCGGCTCTTATCTTCTCGTCGTATTCTTTTGCGATTGCAAGTTGTTGCTCCTTGAAAGTTCCGTATTCCTTCAAGTAATCATAAAGGCTTTGTGTTTTTGCTTTTAACTGTTGCAGGTCGTATGCTTTTTCTTGTGCGTTCAGTGTATCGTATTTCGCTTGTATGAGTGCCTTTTGGTCGCTTGTTAAAGAGACTTGCTTATCCAGTCCACTTGCATAAAAACCCTCCTTTTTCTTGTTGTCGGGGTTCTTCTCGTATTTTTGTTTTGCGGCTGCGATATTCGTTTGCAGCAGGTTCTTCGCCTCTTCTTCGATTGCGTGCTTTTGTTTTTCGTAATCTAACTTGTGTTGAGCCACTTCTTTCTCTGTTGCGCTCTCCATGCGTGCGATTCCTGCTTCCTTTTCTGCGACATATAAATCCCATTTCACCTTTTCGGTATTTGCAAGGTCTTTTACTTCTTGCTCTGCTTCTTGTTCTCTAAATTTTCTTTGCTGTTCCTGTAACTGCTTTAATTTATTTTCGCCTTTAGAGTCAGGTATGCCGTTAAAGCTGCCGATTGCAAGCGACTCACCTCTAACCTTTGATTTATTCTCCAGTCTTGTTGTTGCTACCATCTTTGCAACATAATCATTTATTTCTTTTCCTGTAAAAAGCCCTCTTTTGTAATCAAACTCTGAATTATGATTGTACGCTTTTATTGTTGCCATCATGGCTTTTCCTGCTGAATTTGCGCCATATTTCTTCAAATTCTGATTATATATCTTTTTTAAATCTTCTTGTATTTTCTTTCTTCTTTTATCATTATATTCTTTCAAAGTTAAATTACCCGTAAAACCATTAAAATGATTATCCCAAAAGCTATTTTCATCCTTTCCGCTTAATATCTTATCAATATTCAAGCGCAAACCTCCTTTTGATGTTTTTTTTAATTCAGCGGTTGATGTACCGAATAATTTATAGATAGTACTATCTTTGATGGCATTATCCACCGAATTAATCCATTGCAGCGTGGATTTTAACGAGTTCTTAATTGTTGTACCCCAATTTCCGATAGTCTTAATAACACTACTACAATCCTCCAAAAAATTTGCGTAAGCTGGTGTAAGGTTTACATTTATTTCATGCGCAAGTGCTCTCTTTGCATTTGCAAGTCGTTTTTCTTGTTCTTCAATTTTACTTTCTGCTCCTGCAAGTGTTTTTGCTGCGCTTGTCTCATCATCCAAACCCTGTTGCATCTGCTTAATATTTGCTGCGCCTTGCACAAATACTTTTGAAAGGGAAGCCTGTCTTTTACCAAGGAGACTTGTAAGGAGTGCATTCATTTCGTGAGATTTCGCCAAGTTTTGCAGTGCCTTTGTCGCACCCACTACGCTCGGGTTGTACTCGTTCTTTGATTGTGCGGAAAGTCGGGTCATCATCATAACGTATGCGCTTGCCGCCTCGCTCGCGCTGCCAAACGTGCTTGTACCATAACTTGTGGCGGCTGCGAGTTCTTTAAAAGAAACGCCAGCGTTTTGTGCTCTATTAGCCGTCTGTGCCAAGGCTTGCGCCATTTCGTCATACGTTGTGGTACTCTTCTTTGTAGCATTAATAATAATCGTGCTATTCTCTTTCGCTTGAAGTGCCGTCTGATGGTACGCTCCAGCTATCTTCAACTGATAGCTTGCTGCCTCGTTTGAGGTTTTTCCAAGCACGGTTGCAAAGTCGTTTGAAGACTTTGTAACATCTGCTATTGCGTCGGCATTTCCACGCAAACCCTCAAAGTACTTTACCCATCGTGTTGCTCCTGCTGCCATCTCCTCCGCTGAGTGGCTGCTATCATATTCAAGTGCAACAAACTGCTCTCTCAGTTCTTCAAGCGTGCCGCCATCAACGTAAGCCTTTAGCGGTATCATTGATTCCGCTAACTGCTCGTTAATCTGTGAAAGATTCTTTAAGCCAGCGGCTACGGCTGTAATACCCGCCATTGTTGCTCCCTTTGGCGAGAAAACAAGGGAAAGAATATTCTCGGGATTCAAGCCCTTTGAAGCAAAGGACTTCAACTTATCAAAGATACCCTTTGCTTTGTCGTCTGCCTTGCTCGCTTCATCGCCAATATCTTTTGTGGCTTTCGCTGCGTTCTTCGCTTGCTTCGTGACATCTTCGTAAGATACGCCCATTTCCTTCAAGCGGTCCTTGCCTTCAAGTATTTCCTTTGTTATCTCTTCTTGCTGTTGCTTGTTCTTCTTCGCCTCGTCAGAATTTGAGCCGTAAACCTTCGTAATATCTTGATATTCGCTTTTCAAGACTTTTAGCTGTTCCACGTTCTCTTTGATAACTCCAGCAATATCTTCTTTCGTCATTCCTGCCCACATATCGGCGGTTTCGTTCTTTACATCGGCGGCGGCGATTTTCATTTTTTCAAGTTCTGCTTCTGCTTCGTAAATCTTCTGTCTAGCCTCGCCCGTCTGTTTGTTCCACTCTATAAGAGTTTCAAAAGGAAATTTCTGCTCCTTTATATCTGTGCCAAGTCCCCAAAAGTTCGGACGTTGCTCTGAAAGTTTCGCATATTCAGATTGTAAGCGTTTAATCTCCTCGGTCTTTGCCTTGATGGCATCGGCTTCCTTGTCTGTCTGCTCTTTCTCCTGTTGCTGCGTCTGCGAGGTTGCTTGTGCCTGTTGTTGCTTAGTCTGGTTGAGTTTCTCGTATGCGCTATTTAATGAGGTCAAACTTTCTTGTATTGCTCTGATTTGCGCATCTGCATCCTTAACCTGTCCTCCAAGGTTATTGTAAGCAGAAATATACGTGTGAGCTTTCGCATTTGCTGCGGCTTTTGTTGCATCATCTGCGCCAATACCTTCATTAAATGCGTCTTGGTATCTTTCGTATGCTCGTTGTTGCTTCTCATATAGCTCAATACGTTCTTGGCTGAGTTGATCCAAATATTTTTCTGCTGCCTCTTTCGTGCGCAAATACTCATCCTCAGAAACCTTTCCCTCTTGCAAGCGTTCTGTAACTCGCTTTATGGCTTCTGCCTCGGCATCTGAGTTTGAAACTCGTTGCTTGCTAGCTTCTGCTGCTTGTTGTACTGCCGCGGTGTTCTCTTGCACCTTCTGTGTTTCCTCGCCTATCTTCGTGGTATTCTCGCCGTGTGCGGCTGATTCTGTACCTATCGCTGCGGCTGCGGCTGCGTGCGCTCCAGCATTAACGCCCGTGGCTACGTTTGAAATGCTTCTGCCAGCGTTTGAAAGGTCAAAAGCAGAATTAAGTGTCGAAACCATCTGCTGAGTTTCGGAGAAGGTGGATTGCAAATTGTCGTAAGTGCTAGTTAAGCGTCCGAGTGTTTTCTCGTGTCCCTCTAACGTCTTGTTTAAATCGTTCCATTCTGCCGTACCTGTCTGAGTTTTAGAAATGCGAGATTTCAAGCTTTCTATTGAAGACATCGCCTTGGTTATCTCTTCATTTACTTGCTTTATGGCTTGCGGAGTATTCTCCATCTGCTTCTGATAGGTAGCCATTGCGTCAGCTATCACCTTAAACGCTTTTTGCGTTTTCTCGCTATTCAAGTTTGTGCTTGTTGTGATTTCGTTCCACGCACCATTTAACTTGTTTTGCAAGTTTGTTGTGTCAATACCTAGCTTATCAAGTCGTTTTGTCAGCGTATCAAATGTTTGCAACATATCGTTTGCGTCAAAATGCGCTGATATACCCAAAATATCTTCTGCCATAATAATAAAGGTTTATAAGTTCTACATCATACCCATAAAGAAATCATTAGCGTGTTGCGCTTTTTCTATATTATGATGTTCTTTCTGTGTATATTTTTTATTATTTATGTTATCATTTTCGCCACCTTTATCCTTTTTAGTATTAAACGTAGGGATAGAGCGATTAAGCAGCATTATGTTAATGTATGAGCGATTAAATACGACCTCTTCGTAACTCATACGGAAGTATTTCATCACGCCTCCGACGACTGCCCACGGAGAATCGTTTTCTTCTCCGTCATTATCTTCGTTTGGGTCAGGAAAGTGATAGAGGTCAAGAAAAAATTTGCATTAAAAGAGGTGCTGATAAATTTTATAAGCTCATTGAATGCTATAATATCAAGATGCTTGCGAATGTATCGCCCGAATATTCTGCGTGCCCAGCTCTTACGAAAAGCACAAACAATAAAGATTTCACTCATAAGTCTTGCGCTATCAGAGTGTTTTAGCAATAATGCTACGATATTAAGCTTATCGCCTTCTTTCCACGTAGGGTTTTTAATATCATTAGCAAAGACACCCATTTCGTAAATCTGCATAAATGTGAGAGGCTTTACTTTGAAGTAAAACTTACCAACCTTAATCTTTATAGATGCTTCGGCAAGTGTTTTTGCAACCTTTTCCTTTTCTGTTGTTCTCATATTGTTAATATGTTTTATAATGCATAGAAAAAGCGGTGCGGCTTGGGAAAGTCCCCTTACCTCACCGCTCTTAGTAGTTGATGTTTAATTAATTTATATGTAATGAATGACACATTTGCTTAGCCTTCACTGATATTATCAGTAAGAATCCATCGGTGACCGCTCTTTGGGTCGCCCTTAGCGTCAAATACCGCCATCTGACGGAATTCGATGTTAAGGTTAGGCAAACCACCCTTTCCAATAGAGCCGCTGCGTGTGATAGTCAGCTTCATCTTTGACCACTGGAAGGTCTTAGAAGGGATATCATCCAGCTTCTTTGTGACAATCTGAACTGCTTTGTGAACCTCAATTTCCTGCGGAAGTTCGTTATACCAAGCATTCTTTCCGCCAGTACCTTCATCCTTTGTATAATTGAGGAGTTTTGTGAAATTTTCCTCAGAAAGGTCGTAAGTTTGCAGCGTAAAGCCCTTGGTTGCCGCAGAGGTTTTAAGCGTTGCGTAAGGTTCGTCTGAATCCTCAATTTCCACATCGCTTGTCTGCGCTGCCTGGTCATTAAAGGTAAGGCTACCAGATACGACAGCCTTAATCTTATCGCTCCATGTGGTTGGATAGCCGCCGTTTTCTACACAGTCGGCAAAGGAGAAACTCTCCAATCCATATACACCATTCTTCATAGCTTTAATCTTTTAAATTGTTGTATGTTACTGTAAATTTTATATTAATGTAATAAGTGTCATCATTATCACGAGTTGGGCGAGAGATAGAGTAAAAATCAAAGTAGCAGCCACCAAGATAAGTATCATTATCAAACAGAGAAAGAATCTTTTCTGAGTAATCAGAGAGCTTCTTTGTATCAGGTAAGTTAGATGAAGTCTTATGGCAATGAATATTCAGATTCACTACACCTTCATTAATGGCATCACTATACACAAAGGGAAGATGATTGATGGCGATATAATCACCAGCAGCCAATTTTTCGGGTATCTCATACTTAAAGATACGACCTTTCTTTATGCCTATACTCTCAATATTATCATTGAGATACTTAAATAATGCCGTTACCGCTTTATCTCCGAGTATCATATCTAACTATACGCCTTTTATCATTTCAATAACTTCTTCAAAAATCTTCTTCATTTCGCTCCTAAGATAATACTTTGTAAGGTGCAGAACATTATAGCCTTTATCCTCAACATACTTTCCGTAGTTCATGCCAGCCACAATGATAAGAGAATAGCCTTTAGGTGCGACAACGCCCTCTTGCTGTGCATAATTTTGTAATGCTTCTCCTACCGCATCCTGTCCTCCTACGACTTCTTCCGCTTTAGGTATCGCACCTATTTTAGATACAACGATTTCGCCATCTAAATATAGAGCGAAAGATATTGAGTTTTTTAAGTTAGCCGTCCTATCCTGATAACCTTTGTTGTCCTTAGAATAAATAACGGCTTCTTCGGCAAGTTGCATCAAACGCACATTAAGAGCTTTGATGAGTTGTTCTCTCTTTTCGTTTAACTTCTGTTGTAAAGCCTCACGACCTCTTATTTGCAATTTGACGTTTGCCATTTTTAAAGCCAGATTTTGAGATAGCGTTTCTTGTAAGTAACAAAGCCTTTAACCTCCATTTCCTTATCAATAGTACCATCCTTTTTAGTTATATACACCTTGTCGCCTTCTTTCGGGATGAGTGGGTATTTTGTTTTATTGAGCGGAGCATATATCTCATACATGTATGTATATTTTTGTCCATCTGCCAAAGTAATAACGCTCGCCTTGGTGTTAGGTAGAATAACGCACTTTCCGAAATCGATAAAGATAAACGCCTCTGGTGTTAGAGGATTTCCCTCTTCATCGAAGCCTGATTTTAATGCCTCATTTGCGTTATCAGAAAGGTTTAGTGTACCATCATCGTTTAAAGAATAATACTTTCCGCCAACTTCTGCATAACCAATATCATAGACATTTGCACCGATTTTAAGCGAATCTTCAAAATTCATACATCATCCCTCCTTTACCAAACTTTTGCACTCGTAACCCAAAAACCATCAGAGTTATTATCAATAACAAGGGAAGCGTCCAATCCAGCATCCTTAGCAATAGATTTAATCATATCGTCTATAACGGAGTTTTTATCCTTATAGCTTTGCGATATGCCTCCGATATTCTCATTTGAGAGGGTTTTCATTTTGTAAAGTATGCGCATTGCACTGTATGCGACAGGTTTTTTCATTCCTACAGAATATTCGTCGCCAACAGATGACGGTACACCGAACTTGTCGGCAGCATCGATGAACATCTTTTCAATAGCCTCGTCTGATGTAGAATATGGCTGAATCTCGCTTGCTATGGCTTCTGAAATTGTCATACTTTCCTTGTTATATCAATATAAGAAGAAGATAATATTTACTTATTACATAGTTCCATCAAGGTGGCGATTAATCGCCAACCTCGAGGATATAGTAGTCGTTAACGCCATTGAAAACTGGCTGTGCCCACATATCAGTAGTGATATGATAACCAGTCTTATCACGCCAATAACCGACAAGATTACCGTCATGGTTGGCATAAGATACGTTAGGCAATGGGTCAACTGCCTCCAAGCCTTCTGCCTCCTTCATTACAGCGACAGTCTCAGCACACTGGGCAACAACACGATTGTCTGGGATAAGGTTCACACTTGTACCATCAGCGAGAGTAACGAACTGGTCTTCGTCAATAACGATGGTTGGCAGCAGGATGGAACGCAGATACGTATTCATGTGCTCAACGGTGATAAGAGGAACAGCAGGGTTAATCGCAACCGTACCAAGATTCAGCTTGAAGGTGTCCTTAATCTCCTTCGCCTGACACATTGCGTAGAAGGTATTCTCTGACATACGGAGTTTAAGAATCTTACGACCCTTCTTCTTTGTCTCATCCTTCAAAGATTTAATATCCTTGAATGGAGTTGCGTTCTCTGCTCCCCAGTTGACACTTGTTTTAATCTTCTTGGTGCCAAGATTGAAGGTGTAAGATACATTCGCCTTCTTGTTATTGCTGCGTGATACAGTCTGAGTGCCCTTGTACAGACCCTCAAAATAGAGCATATCCAAACGCTTATGCGGAGCAATGACAGCTCTCTCCATTGGACGGAAAGAGAATGAAATCAACTTGTCATAAGCCGCATTAAGCTGCGACTGCGTATAATTATCACGACCTTTGATATCATTATACTTACCCTCCAAAAGGTGCAACTGGTCAAGATAATCATTATCAAGTTCCCATTCATCAGCCATGCGACCGATAGAACCAGTAAGCTGACCAAAGTCAGGCAACTGATGCAATGGGCGTTCACCGTTCTTGGCAACTACAGATGCAACCATCGCAGCGTTATACTCAGCGAGGTTCTCGTTATAAGATTTCGCAGCGCAGAAATCAACCTGCTTAATCTCGTTCTTCCACAAAGCCTTGTAAGTGGAAGTTTTCATATTTTCGTCGATATATGTCTGGAAAGACAGAGGGTCTTGCAGACTTTTCAAAATACTATTCATATCTTTAAATCTCCACTTTATAGGTTACTGAATTTTGAACAAAGCGATACCAACAGCGTTGATACCTAACTTAATCTCTTCATTGATAGGATATGGAAGCGAATCTTCCTCAACCTCCATTACCTGTAAGGTAGGAGTTGCTGGAATAGAAGCATCCTTATCCAAGTCAAGAGTATCATACGAAAAGCCAAGAAGGACATCCTTGGTCTTATCATAATCTGAAACAACAGCCTTTGCCTCAACAGCGTTTCCGAGTGCGGAAACTGTCAAGGTATCAATGCCGCTTTCGGATGTAATCGCAGAGATAGTTGCACCAGCAATCTTATCACCAATGGCGAACAGAGAACCGCTTGCAATCTTCAAGGTCGTTGCACTCTTCTCTGCCTTTTCTGTTACTCGTGCAGTCTTAACAGCAATAGCATTACCGTTAGAAGTAAGCTTCAATACAGTACCCTTTGGTAACCATTTGAGTGACGCAGGAAGATTAGACTGGTCAAGATTATAACCACCCTGACGGCGAAGGCATTGTTCTTCAAGCCATACTGCTTCCTTAATATCAGTAGGCTTGCTTTTCTTCATAAAATAGCCTTTGTTTGACATCTTTTCTTTTTTAAAAGGTTCGACAAAATGTTTCTTTAAGGCAGTAAAGGGTTACTCTGGTTTCGGAGCATTTCGCTCAGAGTAGCCTTGCATCGCCTTGATAAAATCATTCTGCTCATCTGCCTTAGAGGTTGCTTTCGGTGCTTCCACGTACTGACCACTTGACACAAGCCCCTGTTTGAGTGCAGTCCACTCGTCAACAATCTTCTGTACTGTAGCATCGAGATTTTCCTCCTTGTCGAGCTGATAACGTGTACGGAATATTTCAGGAATGTCCTTCAGTTTTTCGTTGCCTTGCAAAAGACTCATCAAGCGTGCCTTCTCTTCTCTCTCTTTGTAGGGAGCGAGAGCTTGTGCTACGGCATCAGAAATAGCTTTCTGATTATTTGCACTTGCTTCGGCAATCATCTGCTGAACTTGCTCTTGTGTAAGTCCTGTTGGAGGCACTAGAGGTGTAGGCTTATTGTTAGGGTCGTTAGGGTCAATCCAGCCATCGAATTTCTTCGTTGTTTCGCTGACCGCACGATTGAATGATGATTGCATCATACCAACATAAGGTTCAACTGCCGTGATAGCACTCGTTACATTCTCGTCCTTTGACTCATCTGTTAGACCACGACTTGCAATAATCAGGTCAACCAGCTTTGAAAGTTCATCCTTCTTCAAACCATACTTTGCAAATGATGTTTTGGCAGAAGAAAGCACTCTGTCTTTTATTGTCATAGTAATTTCCTGTTAAAACGTTATACTTAAAAATGATTCTGCTTGCAAAATTAATATTTCTAATAAATAATGAATAGAAATTATTAATAGCTGTGTAAACAAATGCGTTTTTAGGTAGTTTTCTTGCGTTATAAGCGATTTTCTTTTAATAAATGAATAGATAATTAAAATAAAAAAGAAAAGGCAAAATAACCGAAATTATCAGCTATTTTGCCTTATGTAATATAATATCTATCTTTGCTTTTACTTTCTTCGGGTTCCTTGCATCGTGATTATTCAATCTTACTACATGATACCCGAGTCGCCATATACCAGATGAGCGGTTACCATCCTTGCGCTTTTGGTCTTTAGTAAAATGATAGCCACCATCTACCTCTATAATCAATTTTATCTCGGGCAGATATATATCAGCGAAGTATAGCTTTCTGCCCGTGACTATTGGTTGCTGTGATATCACCTTATATCCTAATAAAGTACAGATTTTCGCCGCAGCCTTCTCTGCATCGGTTGTATGTGAAAGAAGGTCGCAGCGAATTTGTCTGATAAGAGCCTTGCTTATCTTCATTGCTGATTTTGCTCTATGAGAGGTAAGTTGCCATGCTTCTTCAACTCCTCGTAAAGAAACAATCTTCCTTTCTGAGTCCATTTTGTGTGCATCACCGAGCCATTCGTTCCGTTTCGATGAACGATAGGTACAGTATCAGATTGCACATAACCATAAGGAAGGTATTTTGCGTACAATATCCACTGACCGCCAACCTTATGTTGAATGCCAAAATTACGAAGCAAGACATTGAACGCCTTTGCTGACTGACCGTAGTCCTGTGCAATTTGCGTTGTCGTTACAGTCTCATTGCTTGATAGAATCTTATCTACATAAGTTACCTTTGGTTGCATCTTGGATATAGCGCCGTTCAACTCTACGATTTCCTTTGAGCTTGCTTCAAGTTGTTTCTGTTGCTCTTCAATTTTTTGTTGCTGTTTTGCAGCCAACATCAGAGCCTCGGCAAATGACTGTGGCACTTGATATTGCTCACATTGTTTGATTTCTAGTTCTTCCCAACGAAGAATCAATTTCGCTCTTGCCTCGTCATTGAACTTAGTGGCGACATACAAGCACTCGGTTTTGTTTAGGATGTAGCAAGGGCGGTCTTGGTTGTTTGCGTCCTTGTATGAGCCGAGCGGAAATTTCCGTTGGGCTACTTTTTCCCAAGCAGCTTCCATGTTTCTGATAGCTTCAAGAACATCAGAATGCCGCTTACCTGTAACCTCGGCAATTTCAAGCGAGGTCATGGTTTCTTTCTTTATCAACTCTTTCATATCTTTACTATTTTTGATTTTTTAACATTTTTATCTCATCTTGTAGATAGAAGATTGCTTTGCTCAAATCCTGCACTCTCTGTTCTTGCTCGGAAAGATTCATTTCCTTCTTTCCCTTGCGTAAGAGATATTTTATTGCCGAGCCGCAGTTAAAATCAAGGTGGCGGCAAATATCAATCGGCTCTATGCCGCAGAGTTCTTTTAACCAAGCGTAATGATTTGGATGATTAACCGCTTCACTCTTTGGCTGCTCTGCATTGTAACTATTGCCATATCTGCTCACATACTCAAAATCGAATACTGTTATATCTTCGGATTCTTCATTATCTACCCCGTATATTAGGCATTTTACTTCTTTTTTCTCAACACTAATAACTTTAAATTTTAGTAAATACTTATCTGTGTTGATATGTAAAGCTGCGGCATCTTTTTTGGAAAAAATAAACACCAATCCTTCACGTATCTTCATTGATTCTATCATAACTTTATTTTTTTAAAAGTTCATTAACCTTGGTTTACTGCTCAATAGGGTGCGAGCATCTTACAATCCCTTCTTCTGTCTTATTTTTCTTCTGATAGCAACAGATATTGCATTCAAGTGCTCCAACCTTATTTATGACATGCGTATATCGCCCACACTCGCCGAAAGGACAGTCTGTAATATACTCAATTCCACCGTGAATAAACTCACGTACCTCATATTTAACTGCCGTATTCGGCTTCTTTTCTTTCTTTTTCAAAAAATTCATCTTATCTCTATTTTAATTTTATAAATCGACTTTGGCTCTAATCTATCAGAACCATTAAGCAATAAATGAGCAATCGTATCTGCTATAGAGTCACTGATAGCTCTTCTCGTATATTCAGAAGAGTCACCACGTTCGTTCTCTTCGTAAACATTTACGAAATCCTTGTTATTATCCGTGACAACAACTCCATTATCAGCAAACTCTACCTTAAAATTAAGTCTTTCCATACATTGCTATCTTTTTAGTTTTGTTTTCTTTTTATCCTGTTCTCTCATATAATGCTTTTGCTGATTGACCATAACCCTTGTGATAGTGTTTTGTATTTTCTCTATCAGAAATTTCGGTGTGTCAGTATCACGAATTACAACTGGATTCCTGTTATAATGCGTTCTGTACCATTTCTGCGTATAATCATCATCTATTCGTACAGATACTGTAAAACGAGGAATAAAGAGGTCACTACGTTTTCTTCTTTTATATTTGCTCATTTCTCCTGATGGACATCTATACTCGATATTATTCTTATCCAGCCAACCCATCAACTTCTTTAATTTCGTTTCATTTTTCATCTTGCATATCTCCTGTAGTTTAGTTATCGCTTAACATTTTCTCAACCTCATCATCGTATTTGTTTCTTTTATACCAAGTAGTGAGGTCAAAGATTACTTCCGCATCCTTTCTAAAGCTCTTGTATGAGCTCATATAGTTTTTCTTTGTTTGTGCGTAAGCCTTTCTTGCCTCATTGAAAAAGGCAAAGTAATTTTTAAAGTATTCCGAATGTATTGTGATAATATCGGCATTCTCGCATTTTTGCATCATAAAGAGTGTCGCTTCTACGATAACGACTGCCTTTGAAGCGCAATAGATGTGATTTTTCTCTTTTGCTACAACTTCTCCGTTCTTAATGATGATAACCGAAAATTTTCCTATTGCGAACCTATCTTCATAATCACAACTTACATAGCACTCATATCCAACAAGTTCTTTTGCTGGTGTGAGGTAAGTATCGAGCCAATTTTTCTTTTTCTCCATTTCGTATCTCCTGTGTTATTATATAATCGGGTTGGGGGCGTATGTGCGCCCGTTAGTTAATTATTTCTTGGGGCTGTCGCCCCTATAAGGAAATAAATTTAATTAAAGCTTTCATCCCTTATTTTATTGTTTTTGATTTTACATAAACTACATTTTTGCCTCCTTTCTTCTCATCCCATGACGAGATATTGATATAGCATCATCTATCTGCATACGATAGATATTTGACTCAACAGAAAATGCACTTCTTTTTTTTGCGCTTATCACTATGACAGAACCTTCAATATCCGTGATAGCCATATTATTGGTACATACCTTTGCATCGCACCTTATTTCCTTGATTCTTGTGCGCTTATTGATGATGCCTTTGCTTACAAGCTGATTTGTAACTTTGAATGCTTGGTACATCGTGCCATAGATAACATCCTTGATTCTGTCATAAGATAAACCTTTGTTATCGCTAAATTTCTTCCTCAACATACGATTTTCACGTTTAAGAGCCTTGCGAATAATCTTCGCATTTCTCCCATTCGTCCCCTTATTATGCGTATTGATTACATCCTCTTGCATTCTAACTTGGTTCTCCATAACAATCCTTCTCAAAAGGTTTTTGATGGAAGGAAATGTCATCTTCGTTAAATCATCCTTGCGAAGTTTATAACTATATCCATCATTGGAATGGATGCTGCGTGCAATGAACCTCTTCTTTCCGTTTTTCTCCTCAAAACGGAAATACCCTATCTTGCAACCATATTCAAGCAGCCTTTTCAATTTATTATTATCGATATGTAATAGCTTGGCGCAATGGTTGTATGATACAAGGTTAAGGTCTGATGAGCGGAATAAGAGCTTTATTTTAAGAAGCAAACAGAAGGCATCCAAGCGATTCTTATCGCTCAGAGCAAACTTAGCTTCCTGTATTCCTATTCTTATTCTTCTCATCATTATATAAAGTAAAAAACCAAACAGATGAAAGGTGCTAGCAATCATTCCGTTTGGTTTATATATTGAACCCTTTCACTTATGTTGATTGGGCACATATGATTCTTTTCTTTATTTTGAAACTAGCACTTTCTTTCACGCCGCAAAATTAAAAAGAATTATTCATATTCTGTTTTAAAATCTCTTAAAAATTAATAGAAAACTAATAATGATTATTAAAACACTAATAAAAATTTTGGTAGAATGAAAAGAAATTATTAATTTTGCGGTATCAAAGTTAATAAAATAGCTTTTGATGCTAATATAATAAGATATAAAATATTAATTTTAAAAAATAGGAGATACAACAATGAACACAATGGCAATGAATTTGATGGCACAGCCAAAGGTAGCAGAGGTAGCGGTTGCAAAGCAGCCAGAGTTGAAGAGCGATAATATGAATCAGTTCTTGGATTTTGAGACATCCAAGGTACAGATTCTGACAATCGACCAGCTTGAACGCACGGAGAAGGAGAATGATGTGTACGGAAAGCCTTTGAAGGGCATCTATCATTTTGACCTCATTCATCAGGTGGAAGATTTGTGCGAAAAGCACGGCTATAAGGCTGAGATTTACGACCTCTTTGCGGCGAATAACAAAGACCGCAATACTCCAGGTGTTACCCGTTTGCCTGAGAAGGAAGCTTTGATGGGTGATAGAGCTGTAGAGGCTCATATCCTTCGCCGAGTATTCTGTAATATCCGCTTGCGTGACTTTGATAAGGGTGATGGTAATGATGAGATTACAACCAATATGGCGGTATCATTTCATCAGAAGGGTATTCAGTTAGGTATTGGTAGAAACGTAGTTATCTGTCATAATCAGTGCTTACTTAATGCCGAGCATTATGGTGCTACTTACTCAGACCTCAATAGCAGAAGAGGAGCTTTCAAGCTCGATGAGCTTCTTCAACGTGCCGATGCTTGGCTCGCTAATCTAAGAGGCATCATTGATGCCAATGATGAAATGATTGAGCGTATGAAAAATCGTGAGATTAAGGCACAGGAAATGTTTACTATCATCGGTATGCTGACTTCGCTCCGTGTTGCTGCTGAAACGAAATACAAAGGTATTCGCAATCTTCAAGTCATTCCTCTCAATCAGGCACAGATTGGTCGCTTGACCGAGAAAATGATGATTGCCTACTACGAGCGCAATATGGTTACCGCTTGGGATTTGTACAATGCGGCTACCGATATGTATAAGTCAACACAGCTCGACCAGCCAATGATTCTTTCACAGAATTTGGCAATGAGTAGCTTCATTCAGAATACATTGATTTAAAATATAACTACATAAGATTGAATATTGAAGTCATATAAAAGTCGATTTTTAGAGCCATGAAGCCGCCGTGAGGTGTCGGCTCTTTATTTATAGATTATTTTCTCAGTTTATAATGATATATTGCCGTGAGGCAAGTTCATAATTTGTTTTAGTTAGAATATTAAAATGTTCGCTAAGTAGTAGCCCTACGGCGGTGGGGCATTTTTACCTCTCAAGGAACACCAATCGCACAGGGTGCGTGAACTGTATGGTAGTGATACCAAATTCTTATCAAATCCTTACAATAAAAGGAGGTGCGGTTATTGCATTTTATTCTATGGGTATATGCGAAGATACTCCGTAATAAGCAGTTCTTAATAAGCGGAGGTTGGCGAGGGTTCGATTCCCTCCCTTGGGGCTATGTTTTTAAAAAATATACAATATGACAAATTTTAATGGTAAACTGAATTTACTGAAGCTCAAAAGAGCTGGCGTTATGCAAATCCAAGGGCGAACCGAGGTGCTTCGCTGTTTGGTTATTCCTATTGAGGATAATAATATCTTCATTAGTTCTGATGAAAACAATCATCCAAAAGGCGCTTACCTTGATTTTACCGCTTGGGAGTTACAAAATCCTAAGTATGAGGAAACTCACATGATTAAACAGTCGCTACCTAAAGAGGTTCGTGAGAAAATGACAGATGAAGAAAAGAAGGCGATGCCGATTCTTGGTGGTCTGAGACCAGCGAACTATGAAGCTCAGAATGCGGCTGCTACTTGCGATGCACCTTTTGCACAGACACAGAATTTAGACGATTTACCATTTTGAGCAAAGGTATTATTAGATAATGGTTTTAAGTTAGTTTTAAATTATTAGAAATATGCGTATTAGAACGAGTAATTGGTTTGAGGTAGGAATCCGCTACCAAAAGACACAAGAAGATGGTTCAGAGAAATCTGTGACCGAAAAGTATGCGATTGATGCCTTATCCTTTACGGAAGGTGAGAGCGCAATCACGGAGGAAATGGCTGCTTATATTAGCGGCGAGTTCAAAGTTAAGGCAATGCAAGAAGCTTCGTACAGAGAGGTATTCTTTTCTGATAAGGATGATGATGATTGCTGGTATAAAGCCAAGTTACAATTCATCCTCATTGATGAAAAGTCTAATAAGGAGAAGCGTAGCAATGTGACTTACCTCGTGCAAGCAAAGTCTATGCACCGAGCAATAAGTAATATTGATGAGGTGATGGGGAAGACCATGATAGACTATGAAATCGTCGGTCTCAGCAAAACTAACGTGTACGATGTATTCGAGCATAAGACAAAGGAGGAGAAGGAACAGAAGTTTAACGAAGAAAAGAAGGAGGAGTAAATTATGGCAAGACCAAAGAAAACTGCCGTAGAACAGCCTTTAGGACTGGATAACGATAAATTATTGGCGGAAAATAATAACGCCAAGCAGAGCGAAGAAAAAGCGGATAAACAGGAAGGTAAAGAACAAGCAGAAGATTCCGCTAAGAGTGATTTGCTTTTTACATTGAAGAATGATGCCATTCTCTATCCTACATATTGCTGTGATGGTTCTTTTGTTGTCTATGCTCCTGCCGATATAGAAGCTCGCAAAGGTCGTATTGTTGTAGATACTGGTGTTATCCTTAATCAAGGGTATCGTGGTATCGTTCTGCCGGTTATTGATAACGCAATATCAGGGCTTCCGACAGAATCGGACTATCGATTAAGTAATTCTGATGTAATTTCATTACAAGCAGAAGAAGGCAAGGAAATCAGGCTTGTGCTTTCTATTAATGATGAAACTATGATTCATGAACAGACCAGCTTCGGTTCTCATTCTCGTAATCTTTTCATTCCTAAGAGGACTCCACTTGCCGAGATTATGATTTTCAAATTGTAAAATATTGAATGCGGAGGGAATTTTCCCTCTGCTTTCTATAAAATTATAAATCCATGACACAAATAGAGTTATCTCTCCGTAAAAGTGCATATAATAAAACCTATTATCTGAGACATCGTGAAGATTGCATCAATAGGGCTAAAGCTTACTATGCGGCGCATAAGGAAGAGCGTAGGTTGTATGCACATGCTTATAATAAATTATAAATATGGATAAGTTGGATAAAATTAAAGAGTTGAATACGCAGTATAAGCTCCTGCGAAAGAACGGAATGGTTATCAAGGTTGACCTCTTGACTGGTATTGGTATCTATACAATTAAGAATGCTAATATCATAAGCAAGGTGCTTGATTTGCTTATCCGTGAGTCACAGAAACAGATAGAAAGTGAGGTAAACAAATGATTAGAAACGAAAGACCGACAAGAGCAAAAAGGGTAGTTGTTCTTCAACTAAAAGGAAAGAAACCAGAGCCTTTCCTTACTTGCCCAGAGATTTATCTAAGGTACGACAAAAATATAATAGGCATTAGCCTTAATGCCCTTTGGAATGCGCTCGCAAAAGATGGGTGTTACGAAAATAAGAAATGTAAAATCTCTTATAGAAATATTGAACAATTAAAGGCTATCGTATGGGAGTAAGTAATAAAGGCTGTTGCATCCTAAAATACCCTTATTCTGTAGATGACGAATTGCTGGCTATGTACGCACAGGGGCTTACGATTGGCGAAATTAGCAATAAAGCTGGAATACCTTATGAAACCGTTCGTAGGCGATTGAGGGGAAAGGGTGCAAGAACTGCATCACCGAGATTCATAGCCAAGTTTGGAGATATTCGCTATCGTGGCAGTTATCGATATTGGAGCGAAGAAGAAGAAAGGAGATTCAGAGAGTACTTTCCTTTTCATACAAACGAAGAAGTTGCCGAAGAGTTCTGTTGCAAAATAAGACAGGTTAAAAACAAGGCTCGTTCTCTTGGGTTGAGAAAAAACGAAAGATGGCTCTATTCTATGAGATTGGCAAGAATGAAGGTGGCGAATATTATCTCTAAAGCAAGCAGCAAGAGGTTCGCATTCAAGGAAGGTAATAACTATGGTCGTAAATTCCAAAAAGGTAATACCATCGGACGTAGATTCAAAAAAGGATTTAAGTACGATAAAGAGTTTTGGGAGAAATATAAAAGAGGCGAAGTTATTCTGCCGTGATATTGAAAGAGAATACGGTGTTGGAGCTTATTAATAAAGAAGCAATTCTTTTGTTTAAGCTATCACCGATAATTATATTATTGGTGTATATGATAAAGCTAAAAACATTTGTAATATGGAAGATATAACTATTAAGCAGTATAATAATGGTTACTTTGAAGTTTTTTAAGGAGATAAAAGTAGCGGAGAACTTGGTTACGATGAAATGTTAGGACTAATTTCGTCTCTTACTATGTCAAAACAACGTCCTTGCTTACAATGGATGAAAACCAAGGAACAGCGTGATGTCGAGAATATCGTTATCACTCAGATAGCGAAGTATCCTATATTTGAAAATACTCAAAAGAAGAAAGGAGAATAAGAATGGAAGAAACTAAGCATAATAATGATGTACCTTACGAAAGAGTAGTGCTTCGAGTGTTAGAAAACTACTCGCAGATGCAAACTAAGCTTACTCGTTATCGGAAAAAGGTTAAAGAGCAAGGTGAGTTGCTTAATAAATTAAATAATAAACATAATGATTACGAGAAGGTCGTTGCTGAGCGTGATGAGCTTCTACAAAAGAACAAAGAACTTTCTCGTCAATTGAAGATTTACGAAGGTGTGCGCAAATACTTCAATAGTCAGATTTCAAAAATAGAAACCGATAAATAGTATATCAATATGAAGAAGATTTTATCTTGGTGCGGCTCTCATATAGAGTTGCTATGTGCATTCTTTCTATTAGGATGCTGTATTAGTAGTGCGATAAAGGATGGTTGGTCTGCGGCGATATTATTCTTTCCGTTCATCGCCATGTGGATATTTGCCTATCACTTACAGAAAAAGAATAAAGAGCTGAAAGAAACCTATAAGCAACTTGAAAAGGCTTACGAGGAAAAGACTTTGGCGTTCATCAGAACTGATGATTTGAAGATGCTCTACATCTATAAATATTTGATGGCTCAAAATAATGTCGATTTCTGTAAGCGAAAGATAAATTGTACGAAGTATCTTGAAAGAAGAGAATATTATGAACGTATGATTGAATTTTTCGTTAAAGATATTAAGGCTAAAGAAATGCAACAACGAAGTACGATAAATTTTTAAAGAAGGAGGATAAAACGTATGAAAGATATAGAAATATTCAATGATAGTTTTCAAAATTATAAGACCTATGGTATTCCACATGCGCAACTTGTTTTAACTGACGTGCCCTACGTTCTTGGTAAAAACGCTTATGCCTCCAATCCTACTTGGTACAAGGATGGTGACAACAAAAACGGAGAAAGTGAGCTGGCTGGTAAGCAGTTCTTTTCTTCTGACAGTGAGTTTCGCCCTGCCGAATTTATGCACTTCTGTAGCAAGATGCTTATAAAAGAGCCTAAGCAGTCGGGCAAATCACCTTGTATGATTCTGTTTTGTGAGTATGAACAGCAATTTCAGTTTATACAGCTTGGTAAAAAGTACGGACTGATGCACTATATACCCTTGGTGTTCCGCAAGAACTTCTCGGCTCAGGTATTGAAAGCAAATATGAAGGTTGTTGGTAATTGCGAGTATGGTCTTATCCTCTATCGTGATAAATTGCCGAAATTCAATAATAATGGGCAAATGATATTCAATTGCTTTGATTGGGTTAGAGATAATTCAACGCCAAAGGTGCATCCTACACAGAAGCCTGTACCATTGCTTGAAAGGTTGATTGAAATCTTCACAGATAGAGGGGATGTAATCATTGACCCATGCGCAGGTTCGGGAACAACTCTTAGAGCTGCTGCGAATTTAGGTCGTAAGGCTTATGGTTTTGAGGTAAATAAGGAGTTTTTTAGAGGGGCGAAAGAAAAAGTATTATCAAAGATTGAACCAAGATTATTTTAATAATGAAGTACGATGAGTTTTTGAAAAAGGAGATACAGAAGAAAGGTAGAAGCAAACCTCGGCATATAGAATCACAGATACAGAGACAGATGGTTAGCTGGTTTCGCTTACAATATCCTCGCTATATCATTGCTGCCATCCCAAACGGAGGACAACGAAGTTCGCTTGAAGCAAAGATAATGAAGGGAGAGGGCGTATTAGCAGGTTTCTCTGACCTTATTATTATAGCGCAAGGAAATGTCTTATTTATTGAGGTAAAAACAAAAGATGGAAAGCAGTCGGATTTACAGATAAAATTTCAGTCTGACGTTGAGCGATTAGGCTTTCAGTACAGCATTTGCCGTTCTTTGGAGGATTTTATTATGACCGTAGAAAAATGGGTAAAATCTAAATTTTCCGTGTAAATATATCCGATTTATTGGGTTTACTCTTAAATAACATTAAATACTAATAGAAAGTTAATAGAAAATTTGTCTATCTGAAAAGAAACTATTAATTTTGCGGTATAAAAATTAATAATAACGATTAAACATAGGAGATACAACAATGGGAACAAAGACTATTACAATGAAGGAAGTCGCAAAAAGTCTTGTACTTTACAAGCTTAATAGCGCAGAAGCGTTTTATGAAGCAAATTTGCATTTTGCAAGAGGGCTTTTCATTAATGACCTTTCAGAGTTTGATAAGGTTTTAAAAGCAGAATTTGAATCTTTTGGAATTAAATTATAGGAGATACGACAATGGCAACAAAAGGAAACAGCAAAATTAGATTTCAGGTATTAGCTAATAGCTTTAATAGCTGGAAGGAAGTTATTCAATTCTACGACAAAATTATAAAGCGAGGCGAATGCAAGGTTCTTCCTTCTGTTTTAGTATTCGAAGAAAAGACTATGGTCAAAAGCTATAGTGTTATAAAGGTTATGGGTACAATAATTGAGTTCTTGGAAAACCGAAAACCGAAAACCAATAAACAGGAGATAAGAAAATGATTACAATTATCAACAGATATACTGGCGAGGTTATTACAAAATACTCTGGAGCCTTGATTAGTGAATCAACCAAAGATTCTTTTATTGCTAATGTTAAAGGCTCGGGTACGTTCAGAGGACGTTGGAACGCTATCGTGGAATACTTTATTCCGATTGGCTTGAATTCAACGCAATGCCTTCTTAAAAGCCAGTATGCGGTAAAAGAATGCATGGATAAGAAATAATTAATGTTTAAATATAGGAGATACAATACAATGGGAAATGTGGTAAAATTTAATTTGTGTAGCAATGAAGATGTAAGAAAAGAAGTAGCCAATCACCCAGATTACAAGGTTCATTGGTTGGCTGGCTTCGCTTGGAAAGGTGCTTGCGGTGGCAGAGAGCTCAAACGTGAGGGTATGCGCAAGATTTTGCGACCTGGCGGTTCGTTTATGGGGACTTTCGATGATGAGCTGAATAAATGCTTGAATTGGGCTTGCGCTCAGGATATGGAGATAGACCACGATAAGAAGACAATCTTCATCAATGGTTTTAGTGAAAACGACATGTATTAAAACGTAGGCTTATGTTCGTAGAATTTAAGAATTTATATGTAGCGTTCAGAAAGGAGTTTCCTTTAGCTATCGTGTATCTTAATAAGTGCGATGGTGAGCGTTTTTTAAGAGAACAGGGAATAGCTTTATCTGGCTCTTTTAGCAGCTTTATTCCGCTTATTGCAATCGTTGATAACGTACCACAAAAAGCGAGCTGTAAGATTATCTTTACTAATTATCGCATTCTTAATAAAGAAGAGGAGAAAGATGTGTTAGATACTCTTAAACGAAGTAATCTTACTATCAATGATAAAGGTTTTGTTTCCTTCCTTGATTATAAGCAGATTTGTTTTGAGGTTGATGGAAATATTCTTCCTTATGATGACTTCTGTAAGTATCAGCTACCTAAGAATAAGGTATTCAAACTAGTCTTTGATAATGGCTTCTCCTATCATGGCTCAGAACCTTTTAAGGGTAATGCAAAGAAGTATGCTGATACCGCAATCAGGGTTGCTGAGAAGATTGGTTATCTTTATTGTTTAGCGATTATAAAGATACTCATTTTCTGTGAGTTATACAAACTTCAGAGCCTTTTTTATTCCAAAATTACGTTAAATCACGCTTGTGAATTTTCACTTGCGAAACTTTAGATACATAACAATTATGGAAGATAAGAATTTTATTATCGAAGCTCACGGCGAAGCACCTTATGCTTTACGCATAAATGAAGGTTATGAACTTGTAAGCAACGATAGGGTTATGCGCCTCTTAATCGGCAAGGTATCATACACCGATAATGATACAGGTCAGCAGGGTAGCAAATTCAGGGTTAAATGCTATGTCCGTGAAAATAACGGATGGGTAAAGACAAGCGAAGAATCTTCTGCTACAACCATCACTGGCTACGTAAGACTTTTAAATAAATCTTTGCAATTCACTAAGGCTGTCAAAGAATACAGAGAGCAAATGGATATTAAGGAGGTTTGGCGTGAAAATCAATGTTGAAGTGGAAGTGCTGGTTGATATTTATCAGCTTTTTGAAAGGGTTGGTTACAAAGGACAGTTATGTTTTTTGGAAAGGAATATATATCGTCTTTGTGATGATGTCCTTATTCAAGAGTTAATTAATAGAGGTTATGAAGTTGTTAAAGGTTAAGAATATGATTAAGAAGAAGATAAGCCTTAATGATAAGGCGTTAGATGCAAATGGCAAGGATAGAAGTTGCAAAAATTGTAATCATCGACCTTGCCCTGAAGCTTTAGCAAAGGTATGTCGCGATGCCTTCGTTAAAGGCTACAAAAGAGGTTACCAGCAAGCAAGTGATGAACAAAAAGAGCGTATAGATAAGATATTGCATCCCGTAACAGAACCTTGCGGTAGCGACCTTATATATGTATTTATGCGTGATGTGAGAGCTGGAAATAATCAGCCATTTATCAAAGGCGCAATGAGAGCAGTCGATGTCTATGATGATTTCGATATTAGTTCCCTCTCTTTTAAGCCAGATACAGAAGGTGACCCACAGCAATTACAAATTGCATGGTGCTATCAGAAAGATTTGGTTGAACTTCTTGGGTATGATAAAAAATTCAGTAAATTTGAGCGTATTGCGCTTGATGAAGGTTGGGCATCTTACCCAGAATCGAAGTATCGGAAGAATCTGAAAAAACATCAGGCAGAGCGTGAGCAATTTGAAAAATTGTATAACTATAAGGAAAAGGAGGATAAAGATGTGCAAGATTGAAATACAGGGTCATGTTACTACTATTGACGCATTGAAATACATCTTAAAGTTTAATATCATTATCCTACGGAACATTTTTAAAGGTATTAATGGCTGCGTGTACCGCTTTCCTTGGATATGTATTGCGCTGATTATCTTTGTATCTTTCATTGTTTGTTTCATTCAGATAAGCAAAGCAAGAGCGGAACGAGATAGTTATAACAAGAAGAATATTCAATTGATAGAAAAGGTAGCCTCTTACGAAGCTGCTTTCAAAAAATAATAATTATGGCTACTACGATACTTGTTTTATTTATTATAATCTTTTATTCAACGATTATACTTGCTGACTACTGGTTGTCAGATAATAGCAATAACAATAACAAGGAGGATTGATATGAACGCACTAATTTCGCAAAATAAAGCAATCGAATGTAAGCTCAATAAAGGGCGATATTTAGAGGCTGATATGTCTGGACGCAAGGTCGTTATCTACGCACCAGGCAATGTTAGTAACGAACAGATACAGGATGCTATCGACTACGCATATTGCTCCCTCTGTCAGACTTGTTACATGGAATATGTTTTGGCTGATAACTTTCTTATTAAATCCAAAATGATATTTGATAAGAAAAAGGTATTCAAGTTTGGTCTAAAAAAGCATTTCACGGAGTGCCAAAAATCTATCCTTGACACGAGAAGCTTATTCGAAGAGCACATGGACGAGGCTTATTATTATGAGTTCTCCAACTATCTTTGGGATTTAGTTCGTGATAAGGTTGAAAAGATGCGTAAGCTCATAGAAAATAAGCTCCGTAATCTCAAATGCAAATACAATCCTTATCTTTGCTCTTGGGTTATTATGATACAGAACCTTGTGCAAGAAGTTAATGATACCCACAAAAACGTCATGAAAACCATAGAAAGGAAATTCGGCGTGGATATTACTCCTTGCTTTGAGCATTATCGTGCAAAAATGGCATTCAAACAAGCCGATAATTGTCTATATGATATTATGCATGACGAGGCAGAGAAATTTCGTGATAACATTATCATAAACAAGGAAATTCTCGCTATATGGTCTGACATTTCACGAACCTTATACAATCCAACCAATGCCAAAAAAGCTCGCCTCTCGGCTTATTATAATATGCCAAAAGAGACTCAGGCTCTCTATAATCTGCGGGAGGAGGATGGCTTCTGTGAATTAAAAGAGGGCGTAAGGAGGTTTAAGAAAGGAGGATAAAGTTATGGATAAAGAGGACATGCGTAGGCTGATTTCGTGTGGCAAAGAATGCTCTAAATATACGAAAAAGAAGTTATCCGAGATAACTGTTGAAGAGTGCCTTGATTTTTGGCATTTTATGATATGGAATAAGCATAACTTTGCCCCACCAATTATATACTATAAGAGTTAGATTCTCATTTTATCTTAATATATATGTTGTATCTCTGGGAGTGGTGGTTTCGGCTGCTGCTCCCTTCTGAGTAATAAAGTCTTTTAGTTGCTTTTATTTTCTTTTACGGCATTAATAATTGGTTTTAGTCTGTTTTTAAAAGCTATTATTTCCAAAAATAAATAGAGAAAAATTTGGAGATTCGCAGATTTCTTTTTAATTTTGCGACGTTCAAAAATTATATCGGATGAGTTGGAAGCTCTTCCGTATCTTATAGGGAGGGCATTTTTTATGCTCGATTCTTCTTAGAAAAAGATATAGATGTATCGCCCCCTGCTTGCATTGTAATGATGTAGGCGTGCTTTTCCGATATAAGCATTGAACAAGGTGGTAGCGATACATCTTCATTTTGTATCAACCACATATTGTTAAACGTTCAAAATAAATATCGGAAATGAAGAACGTAGAAATTTTTAATTCTCCTATGTTTGGAGAGCTTAGGACTTCACGGAATGAGAAGGGTGAACCTATCTTCTGTTTGAAGGATGTGTGTGATTCGCTTGGGTTGCAAGTTGGAGCTGTCGTAAATCGACTAAACGCTTGCCACATTAGTTCAATTAATGTATCAAAAGCGAAAGAAGATTCTACCCCCTACATTAGTTCAATTAATGTAGGGGTGGAAACAGGAACAAAGTCAGACGGTACGGCTGCAATTCAGCAAATTCAGATGTACTTTGTTACCGAGCCCGACCTTTATCGTTGCATCTTCCAGTCTCGCAAGCCTGCCGCACGCAAGTTCCAAGATTGGGTCTTTGATGAGGTCTTGCCAGCTTTGCGCAAGGAGGGCGGCTACATTGTCTCGCACGAGAATGATACTCCCGAAATGATTATGGCACGAGCTTTGAAGGTAGCTGACGAGACCATCAAGCGCAATGAGCAGCGTGTGCGTGAGCTTGAAGCTCAGACCGAGCAGCAGGCGCAGACTATCGGCATTCAGCAGAAAGAACTGACTATTGCCGCACCAAAGGTAAAGTACTACGATGATACACTTGCATCAACGGACTGTCTTACCACCACACAAGTTGCTGATGACCTCGGTATCAGCGCAAGAGCACTCAATCAACAACTTTCCAATGCAGGTATTCAATACTTTCAATCAGGTTCTTGGCATTTGAAGGGCAAGTACCGTGAATGGCAGCTCGCAAGCACCCGAACCTACAATTATATCAAGAGTGATGGTTCTACGGGCACAAAAGTAAACCTTGTATGGAATCAACGTGGCAAGCGTTTTATTCTTGCTCTCTATAACAACGACTTTAATGTGAAAGATGCCATCGCTGAAATCAACGGCGAGAAGAGAGCTGCGCTTGTGTCTAAAAACAATCAGTCTAACTTTTAATTGAATAGGAGAAATCAAAAATGGATAATCGGAATATGATGATAGAGGTAATAGTTGATAATGATGCTACTCAGCGGTGTGTCGGTCTGCTCAAAGAGCTTATGGCAGTACAGGAGAAGGCTATAAAGTTCTTGGTATCTGAGGGTATTGATGACTCGTTGGAAGGTGAAGCAATAACCGATGGGTTAGGAAGCGCAATCAGAGCATTTGATGGTATCTTACCAGAGGATATCTATAATAAAGTTGTAGAAATAGAGGATTAACGCCATGCGTAAGTAGGAGATACGTAATACAATGATGAAGTAAATAAATATGGAGATACAAATATAAAAGGCAGGGTTTGGAGATACGCCCTGCCTTTAATTATTTCTTATCCTTTTATCTTTTCAATGTAAGGGGCAAATATCTTTGATAGCTTTTTATAGCTATCAAGCAGCCAAGCAAACAAAGATTTCCTTCAAGGAATGTGTCTCTATTCGGTCAATCTCTTTCATTGTTTATCGTTATTTATGCAGGGTATTTTTATCTCCCAATCATTTATGGATTTATATTCTGGGGCAAGTATTCTTATATATCCTTTTTCTTTTCTGATATAATTGATAATATTTCTTCCCTCTTTTGAACTATGTTCCGCTATGATATACCCATCGTTTATTGTATTGAATCCTATCTGTTTTTTTAAGATAAGCTTTCCTTCTTGATTGTAATATCCGATTGTCGCCCAAAAAAAAC